CACTACTGAATCAGAAGATTTATTTGAACCAATTGCAACTTGGTCTGGTACAGGTCCAATGTTGGATACTTCTGGAATTCTTGGAGAACCTAGGACTCCTATTGATGAGCCTAATGCTCGTCTTCCTGGAAGACTACCTGCTTTAACTGCTCAGAGTGTAAATACACTTTTAAACGATTACCCTTCTTGGGTCGCTGGTCAAAGATTAGAAGCAGAAGCTGCACCAACTCTTACTAGAGATGGTTTTACTCCGAAAAGTTCTGACACATTTGAAAAGTGGAATCCTTTAGTTGCCCCTAATGCTTATAACAATCCTTGGTTAAGAACTTGGTTAGATGCTGGTGCGCAAAATAGATTTTGGTACAACCCAATAGTTCCAGAAGGAACTATTGAGGCTAAAAAATCTGCTCAGGAAGTTGGTCCAGAGCCAAAAATAAACTCAACTACGACTGGTAAATCTTCATCTTCTGGTGGTGGTGTTACATACACTCCAAGAAGTTTTGGTGACCCAAAGCAATATGTACAAAAAGCTAAGCAAAGAGTTTATGCTCCACAATTTGCTACTAGTATTACTGCTGCTGCAGATGTAAATGCTCTCACACCAGAAACTTCTGATGTTCCTCCTATTTATATGGCAATCGTTGCTAGTGATGACCCTCAAGCAGTTATGGATTTAGTTTCATTAGTACCTGCTAATAAAGAATCAAGCACTCCAACAACTTTTACAAGACAAAATGGTGAGTGGGTTAAAGAAGAGCAAGTTTTAAGAGATTTAAACAGTCCAACACCTCCACCTGTAGTTGTGTTAGATAATGAAACACTTGCAGATGTGGTTCAACAAGTTGACGCAAATGCTCAGACTGCTTCTGCGTGGATGGAAAACTTTTTTGAAGACAGAATGCTTCAAATTGTTTGGGGTCCAAAGAATGAAATTCTTTCTTTAGTTGCTGCTGGTGGTTTGGATAGAAATCGTGGTAACGCTGAAGAACTTCGCCGTTACTGGACAGTTGGTAGAGGTGGCGCAAAAATTCGTTGGAATACTCCAGGAGACTGGACTCGTTGCAACAGATATTTGTCTAAATATTTAGGTCCTCGTGCTAAGGGTTATTGCTCTCTTCGTCATAAAGAAATGACTGGTGTATGGCCTGGAAGTAAATACAATGTCGGGAAGAAAAAATCTTTAGTATCTTCAGTATTTTCTGAAGAGGATTTTGAGAATTCAGTTATTGAGAAGGCTAAACTTCGTGCTCAAATTGCTTCTATTAAAGCAAGAGTAATTGTTGCATCTGTAGATGAAAACCAAGAGGGTTCTAGTTTCACTATTCCTTTGGTTATCCCAGAGGGAGTTGATTCTGGCGATGGAAGATACTTTGAAAAAGGCGCTATTGAAATGCGCGAACTTCCACTACCTCTTTTGTGGCAAATAAAAACTGCAGAGGGTCACTCTGGCTCAGTTGTAGTTGGAAAAATTACTAATATGGATAGAACTGATGACGGTATTGGTAATGCTAAAGGTGTTTTTGATACTGGTGAGTATGGAAAAGAAGCTGAGCGACTAGTCCGAGGAGGATTTATTCGCGGAGTTTCAGCAGATATGGATAAGTTTGAAGCCAACGAAGAAGAATCAGAAGCTTCAGAAGAATCAGATAACAAGAAGGTTAGCGCTGGTAGAATGAAAATAACGAAAGCCCGCGTAATGGCGGTTACTATCGTTCCAAAACCAGCATTTCAAGAATGCAGAATTATTCTTGATGAAATGGTTTCCTATAAGGAGGAAGACGTGGTTCCAGACGGCGTATACGTCGAAGGTATAGATGAGTTGGAAGCTTCAGCTTTAGTTGCTTGCGGTGTAGTTGCTGGTGCAATTCCAGTTAATCCCCCAATGAACTGGTTTGACAATCCAAAACTTAAAAAACCAACAGGTTTAACTGTTACAGACGAAGGTCAAGTTTTCGGTCACATTGCTGCTTGGCATGTAGATCATATTGGTATGTCTTTTGGTACTAGACCACCAAGAAGTAAAAGTAATTATTCATACTTTCATACAGGATTAGTTAAGACAGATTCGGGAGAAGATGTTCCAGTTGGTCAATTGACTTTAGCTGGTGGACATGCTCCATTAGAAGCATCTGCTCACGAGGCAGTTCGTCACTACGATGACACGGCATCTGCTGTAGCAGACGTTCATGCTGGTGAAGATTCTTACGGTATTTGGGTTGCTGGAGCACTTCGTCCAGGAACTAGTCCAGAGCAAGTTCGCGCACTTCGTGCATCTGCACCTTCTGGTGATTGGCGTCCAATTAAAGGTTCTCTTGAACTTGTTGCAGTTTGTCAAGTAAATGTTCCAGGATTCCCAATTGCTCGTGCTCGTGTTGCATCAGGTCAGGTAATGGCTTTGGTTGCAGCAGGTGCAAGTACCCTTGCAAAATTAAAAAATGATCCTTTAAAAGAATTAAATACAAGAATTCAAAAATTAGAACAAGCAGAGAAAGCCCCACTAGTTGCTGCCGCTCAAGAAGTTGCAGACAGATTTAAAACTATGGAAGCTTCAATTAAAGCTGAAGAACTTTCTGCTCGTTTTGCTGAAATTAAAAAAGATTCAGATCCAGACTGGACTTACATGGAGCAGACTTTGGATGATAATCCAGAGGCAGAACTAGCAGTAGTTTCTAGAAGAATTAGAGAGCGTCTAGCAAAAGAAGGTAAGGCTCTCAAAGATGGTTCTTACCCTATTAGAAATGTTGCAGATCTTAAGAATGCAATTCAAGCCTATGGAAGAGCAAAAGAAGGCAAGCGTGCATTGGTTAAAAAGCACATTATGCGTCGTGCTCGTGGTTTAGAAAGAGCAGACTTAATTCCAGATAAGTGGAAAGAAGCAGCTCTTTTAAACTACTTAGGCGAATCTGAAGAACTTTTTGAAAATTCTGAAGCAGTTTTTCAAAAGTCCCCAATTGAAGATGCTATTGATATTGAGGGTTTAACAGATGAAGAGATTGATCAACTAAAAAAAGAAGTTAAGGCCGAGAAAAAAGTAGACGAGGCGACTCGAGCCAAATACACCCCTGATACGCAGCCTCGTGACTCTGCAGGAAAATTCCGTCAAATATTAGCCCGAATCAAATTTGATGCTGGAATATCTGGTCTTGATAGAGTTTTGGAAAAAGTAGAAGAAACAGAAAATTTTGATAGCGCTGGGAACTATGCTGGTGCAGCAAAAGCTGCTGGAGACTTAATTAGCATCATAGACAGATTAGATGCAAAAGCCTTAAACCCAGAATCACTAGAAAATGTAAGAAACAGTGCTGGAGAACTTGGAAAGGTTATCGCTAACCTCCCATTTGCCTTCGGTGAAGACGCTCAGAAGATTAGATTTAGCGATGTCCCACCAGCGCTAAGGGATCTTATTGAAGACATGATTACTCGTGTAGAGGCAAAAATTGGTCCAGAAGATGCCGATATTGCCACAGCAGATTTAAAGAAATTTATGTCTGGTTCAGAACTTTATAATCAGAGCGAAATTTCCTCTGAAATGAGTAAATTACTGAGGCTTTTAACTTAATTTATAAAGAGCCTAAATAGGTGTTTATTCGTACAGAACGAGCAAATTGACCTTTTAAAAGTAATGTAATATTTAGTAATAGGTGGAGTGCCTCCGCGCATACTTGCGTTTCGGAGTCCCTCGGCCCCGACTGATTAAGCGGATATTTAGGAAGTTCCTTTATATCACTAACTGCCCGAGGAGGGACAGTGGATCAACTCAAAGAAAAGCTAGATGTTCTTGCTGATCTTGACGACTCACAGGTTGCCGAGTTTCAAAAAGAAATCATTAGCCAGTTCGAGTCAGTTGAGAAAGAAGATCCTACTCCCCAAACAGTTGACGCGATGACGTCGCTTGCCGACATGCTTGACTCTGTTCGTTCAGAGGTTAAGCGCCGCGAGGCACAAGCAATTGAGCTTTCACAAAAAGCTGCAGAAGCTGCTTCTCGTGTTTACGGTCAAGATGGCGACACAGAAGAAGAAATGGATTCAACAGAAGCAATGCCTTCTGAAGACACTCCAATGAAAAAACCTTCTGAAGAAACAGAAGAAATTATGGACACAGCTGAAGAAGCAAAGCCAAAACCTGATACCGAAGCAGCAATGCATGAGGATAAGAAGGAAGAAGTTGTTGCTGAAGAAGAAGAAGATGTCCAAGAAGACAAGGAGAAAAAGTCCATGACTGAAGCGTCGACCGATGCGGATAAGACCGTAGAACTCTCGACTGAGACAGAAATTGTAACTGAGACTGCACCCGCAGTTGAAGAAACAGTTGTTGCTTCTGCAGAAGAAATTGCAGAAGTAAAAGAAGAAGAAGCAGTAGTTGCGTCTGCTGAAGATGATAAACCATCTGAAGAAGAAGTAGCACCTGCAGAAGAAGAAGTAGTTGCTGAAGAAGCACCTGCAACTGAAGAAGCCGTAGCAGAAGAAGTTGCTGAAGAAGCAACTGAAGCTGATGCCGCTGCAGAAGTTGAAGATGGTTCCGAAGCTGCTGCAAAAGAAACCCAAACCGCACAAACCGTGCAGGAAGATAACATGGAGGCACCTGTGACCGCTGCTGCAGATAAAGCAGACAACCTCAATATTGAGGTCCCAGCTGACCGTCGTCCAACCTCTCGGACATCTGCCGCTCCTGTGGCAATCACAGCAGGCGCAGATATCCCAGGTTATACCGCTGGCAGTCCGCTAGAAGATATGAAAACCGTTGCTGAAGCAATGTCAAAGCGTTTACACACACTACGTCGTGTAAATGGTGGAGACGGAGAGCAACACATCGTTGCATCTTTTGCAACACAGTACCCAGAAGAAAGAACTCTGACAACAGATCCAGAGTCTAACTGGGTAAAAATCAATGCTGTAACTTCTCCAGAAGCACTTGTTGCTTCAGGTGGACACGTTGCACCATTTGAAACTAAGTACGATATTTTCGGACTTGGTACCACAGTACGTCCAGTTCGTGACGCACTACCTCGTTTCCAAGCAGATCGTGGCGGTATCCGCTTCGTTACTCCACCAGTACTTAGCGATTACGCTAACGCTGTTGGTGTATGGACTGCTGCAAACGATTCAGCAGTAACACCAGATCCAGCCGCAAAAACTAGCTTGACAGTTACATCAGCCGCAGAAAACTCTGTAGCAACTGATGCTGTAACTCTTCAACTACAATTCGGTAACTTGATGACTCGTGCATACCCAGAACTAATTGCACGTCACAACGAGTTAGGTCTGATCCAACATGCACGCGAAGCTGAACAATACTTGCTTAGCAAGGTTGCTGCAGGTTCAACAGCAGTTACAACCACTTCCCTAATCGGTTTTGGTCGTGACTTCTTAGTACAAGTTGGTCGTGCCGCTGCTGCTTATCGTTCACGTCACCGTATGGAAGCAGACGCACCAATCCGCGTTATTGCTCCATCATGGGTACGCGACGCAATGCAAGCCGATCTAGCTCTATCTATGCCTGGCGATGGCTCTCTTGCCGTCTCAGCAAGTGAGATTGATGGCTACCTAGCAGCTCGCAACATTGTTGCAAGCTACTCACTAGATCAGAACGTGTTTGGATCTCAAGGCGTCTCAGCATTAGTTGAGTTCGCAGATTCATTCACATGGTACCTATTCGCTGAAGGAACATTCTTGTTCCTAGACGGTGGTACTTTGGATCTAGGCATCATCCGTGACAGCTCTCTAGTTGGAACCAACGATTACAAAATGTTCGTTGAGACCTTCGAAGGTGTTGCCAAAGTTGGTGTTGAAGGCTTAGTTATCACTTCAACCATCTCTGTGAACGGTGTAGCTGCTGCTCTCCGTGATACAACAGGTGGCGCAACTGCTGCGGCAATTGAGTACTAAACCAACCCATAAGTAATAAGTAACAACGAGTCAGCGCTCAAGAATCTAAAGGAGAAGTAGAAGATGGCATTTCGTGGAGTTTATTCAGCACCCGATTTGGTACCTGCCCCCTGCGGAGTCTTGAGCGTTGCTCGTGTTATGACACACACCGCTCGTAACTACGATGAGCGTTGGATTAGAGGTTTTTCTTATGAATTTGAATCTAATCCAACTGTAAATTTATTAGATGAAACTGGCGCAAGCGCCGAATTAATTTTTGACGGAACCGTTGCTGAGAGATATCAAGACTATAAACCATTTTTTATTGAAGTTGAAGATTTTACTTCGACATTTGGTTTACCTGGTGAAGATCGTATGGCTCAAGTTAAAAACCAACTTGAAGCTGCAACACAAAAAGCTGTAGAACGCGAACTATGGGATGGTCCAGTAGCCACAGCAGATACAAATGGAAATAATTTCCTAACAAAAACTTCCGCATCCACAGTGGTTGCGGCAGGGGCACACCCAGCAGATAAAGCATTGTTCCATTTAGAGCAAGCATTAGCTAATTCTCCAGTAGGAGCAAAAGGTGTGATCCACATGACCAGAGATGTAGCTTCAATACTTGGCTCCAGACTGGTTTATGTAAATACAAATGAAGGTAAATCAGGAAGAGCTATGACTCGTTTGGGAACAGATGTAGTTATTGGTTCTGGATACACAGGAAACGGTCCAATTGGAACTGCAAATGCAACAGCATCTGCAACTAATCGTTGGATGTTTGCTACTGGTCCACTAGACATACATTTAGGAAAAGTTGAAGTAATAAACGACAACTTGGCACAAGGTGTAGATGCTAGTATTAATGATATGCGTATTAAAGCAGTGAGACCAGCTGCGGTTTATTTTGACCCATCTTGTCACTACACAATGCGCGTAGCAGTACCTTCAATATAAAAAGTTAGAACAACCAAAGCCACTAAAACAAGGAGAACTAAGGAATGGCCACTCAGGACTATGCGGCTAGCGTTCAAGGTGTGTCGATCCGAGTCACTAGACTGGACGCCGCTGGAAACTTGCTCAACGGAGCAGGAGACAGCTACACAACTTCGGCGTTCCTCCGCACATCATTCACCCCAGAGTACGAAGAGGGTGACGAAATTGTAGAGAAGTCAGCAGACGGCACAGTATGTGTATCATACAAAGCCCCTGACACACTCAAAAGAATAACAATGGAATTGGCTATTTGTGAGCCAGATCCAGAACTAACTGCACTTATTTCTGGCGGTTTGTTGCTTCGTAGAAACGAAGGAACATTCAGCTCCCCAGATAATAAATCCGTTGGTTGGGCAGCACCTTCAGTTGGAGATGATCCAACAGGAAATGGTGTTGCATTAGAATGCTGGTCATTTGCTGTTAAAGATGGTCGCCGTGCTTCTGAACAACCATACTTTCACTGGATTTTCCCATACGCAAAACTTCGCCAAAGCGGAGATCGCGTAATCGAAAATGGAATGCTTGCAACCACATTTGAAGGTTACGGACTTGGAAACGTTCTATTCGGAGCTGGACTAGATGGCCGTTGGGAATACCCAATTGCTTCAGAACGCTCATACGCTTATGCTCGCTCATACTGGGCGCCACAGGGACTAAAAGGTTTCTACACATGGCACCCTAATTTAGCAGCAAATGTTAACAACAAATCTTTAACAAGCAACATTGCTACATTGACAACTTCAGCTGCTCATGGTTTTGAAGTTGGTCAAAGTGTGACCGTTGCTGGTGTTGATTCAACATTTAACGGTACTTACACAATTACTGCTGTTCCAACTACTACAACATTCCGTTATGCAAAGACTGCAACAAATGTTGAGTCTACTGCTGTATCTCCAGTAGGAACTGCTGTACGTAATGCTGGTTATGTTGCTGTGACAGATTTTGCTTCACAGACTTCAACAACAAGTTTCAACGTCCCAGGTAGCGAAGAATATAATGCCGATCTACCAATCGACTTTATTATTGCTTCAACCGAGGATCCAACTTCGTAAATTAGATTACAAAGTGGGCGATGTGCTGCATGTGTGTATAGTACACGCAGTCATCGCCCCCTTTTAATTTATAGAGGATGTGAGATATGACCACAAATTTATGGACTAACGTAGAAGAGTTAGATGACTATGCTAACTCTGATTACGCATATGATGCTGTAAAAACTGCATCCTATCTTTTGTGGGCTTTATCTGGAAGAAAATTTAGCGGTACTACAACAGTTACCGAAAGATATACATGTACTTATGATCCATATCTTAGAACTGGTGGGTCTTCTCTTAACTATTGGCCAGCATTAATCGATGGCTCTGTTTACAATGTCCCTGCTGGTGGTGGCGTTGATAGAGGTTCAGCTCATGATTTAATGGCTGACGGTACTTCGGTACACACAAAACTTCGCCTTAGAGGACGTAAAGTTTTAAAAGTTCATACAGTTAGAAATATAGATGGAACTATTGTTCCTCCAAGTCAGTATTTTCTACAGGATCATTCAATTCTTCAAGGAACACCCAACGCTAGTTGGTTAGCGTGCAATATTGAAGTTACTTATACATATGGAACACCACCACCAAGTGCTGGTCGATCCGCTGCAAGAGTTCTTGCAAAAGAGTTAGTAAAACTTTACGAGGGTGATGACACTTGTGCTTTACCTCAAAGAGTTACTTCTATTGCTCGTCAAGGTGTTTCTTATACAGTTTTAGATAATCAAGATTTTATTGATGAACTAAAAACTGGTATTTACGCCGTTGACCTCTTTCTAAGAGCATCTAACCCAGACAAAGCAAGAGCAAGAGCAAGAGTATTTACCCCAGATGTGCCTAGAGCAAGAAGAACTGTTCCAGAAGCTCCTATGGTTCCAACAAGTTCTTTTGATTTAGTAGTTAATGCAGATGGAGGAGCCGTTCTTCTTTATCTTGATGAGTTAGGTGCAGGTTTCCTAACTGAAGATAATTCTTGGACAGTGCACTCAGAAGTTTCTAATTATGACAACACCACTACAGAAACTCTAACTGCATCTACTACTTTAGATAGAAGTTTGGAAACAATAACAGTTTCTACATCTTACAATGACATATTAAATATTTTAGGTCCACGTAATCCTGGTCTTTTAACAGTTATTGCAACACGACCAAGCCTAGGTAACCCTGCGGTAGATGAAATAATTAATTTGGTTGAGAGTAACGCTATTATCCAACTCGGAGACCGATTAACACCTATAAGACTTATATAAAACAAAAACGATAAAAGGAGAAAAAGATGTCTACATTGCCAGATTTATCAGGCGTTAGTCAGGAAGCTAAGGCTTTATCGGAGTTAATGCAATTAGTTTTAGATAAATTAGAAAATGTTTATGATTCATACAGCATGCCTCTACCTGCTCGTAGGTATTGGACTTTTGGCACACCTTCAGTTGATTGCGAACAAGTAGTAGTTTCTTTTAATCAGTTGTATTTAGGTCCTCCAGGAGATGAGGCAACTGAGCCTCGTCGTTGTAGAGATCCTAGAACTGCTGTATTAAATATTTCTGTATCTAGACCAGTTCCAGTAGTTGGTCCAAGTGGTGCACCTCCAACAGCAAATGCAATTATTGAGGGCTCTCTAGCTGCAGCATATGACGCATGGATTCTTATGGAAAACGCTGCTCAACTAGATACTTGGGAGACTTCAGGTTTCGGTTTAGGTGTTATTGCAACTGTATCTGCAATTCAACCAGAGGGTGGATTTCAAACAGTAGTGCTTACTCTAACTCTGGCAGTTCCGTAATGGTTTTTGTACAAAATAAAGTAGGTTACGAAGCTACATTTGATTCAACTAGCGGGCTAATTGGGGTTTGGTCTCGCGCCAAAGCCGAGCAAATAAGGAGTCTTGCAAAAGTTCAAGTTGGAAAAAAGACTGGTCTTCTTCAAGGATCTATAAGAGTTAGTCATCGTAAGAATAGAAACCCTGGTTTACGGGGTCACACTCTTACTATCGAGTCTGAAGTTCCATACGCTTATCTACATCATGAAGGCACTAAACCTCATGTTATTAGACCTAATACTCAAAGGGTTTTAAGATTTAGAGCTAGTGGAAGAACTATATTTACCGAAAGAGTTTTTCACCCTGGGACACAGCCAAACAGATATCTTTCAGATCAATTAAGGAAGGTCTTTTAGTGATATTATTTATTAATAGTGGCTTAAAATCCATTAAGTCAAAGACACAAACTAAAAGAAAGTAGTTAACATGACAACACGATTTAAAGATTTTGGCGGTGCAGATTCTCAGCCAAAGGAAGCAATAAAATTTAAACTACATGAAGAAGAGTTTTTATGTAAATCAGCAATTCAGGGTAAAACTCTTCTTAATTTAGTTGCTAAAACAGAGAATAATGAGCCATCTGAACTTGCTAAAGTAATTGACGAGTTTTTTAGTCAAGTACTAGAGAAAGAAAGTTTGACTAGATTCGACAATCTTTTGAAACACGATAAAAAAATTGTTTCACTAGAAACTCTTGGTGAAATTACCTCATGGCTTATGGAGCAGTACTCAGATCGCCCTTTAACGGAGCCAGAGCCTTCCTCGAATGGGCAGTAGGACTCTGGCCTTATGTTAACGGTAAAGCATTAATGAACGGTATAAAACTAGAAGAGTTAAATTCTGTCGATATGATTGATATTTTACATTACATGTTTGAAGAAGATATGAATGTTCAAAGTCAAGAACAGATGGACGCAAAAACTGCAGTAAGAGATGTAATTTATAAAGATTTTTACAGTTCTTACTATCCTTTTGGTGGTACCAGAAAGACAAATAGTAATTTAAATGCTGCTGGTGAGCCCGTTTCTAACTTTACTGATGATATTAAACCTTTTGATCCAGGAGTATCTCCAATTAGAAAAGGTTACATACCGCCAACAAAGTTTGACCCAAATTCTACCAAGCCCTTTGGTAATAATTTAGATTCCCCACTTAATTAGTAGAAATTGGAGGTGATGATGTATGGCAGTAGTAGGTAGTGCAAGTGTTGTCGTTAACGTCATCACCTCTGGGGTAGACAAGCAACTATCAGGTGCTTTTAGTGGCGGAGATAGAATCGGTAGAGACGCTGGTAAGAAAGCTTCTGCTGGTTTTTCTAAAGGTTTTGCTGGTGGTGGCGGTGGAAGAAGACTTTTCTCTGATCAATTTTTTAAAGAAGCAGACAGAGCAAGAAAAACATTTCAAAGATTACTAAGAGTAGGTTATGCTTTAACTCCAGCTTTAGCAGCATTGGCTGGTATTTTAGGTAATGCCGCTGGAGCTTTGTTTTTACTTGCAACTGCGGCAGGTACTGCTGCTCCAGCACTTATTGTTTTGCCAGCTTCTCTTTTTGCCATAGCTCAGGCTGCAGTTGTAGCAAAAGTTGCTTTAATGGGCGTAGGTAAGGCTATTCAGGCAGGACTTAAGCCTTTAAAAAGTGGTGCCGCAGAAAATAAGGCTCTAGAAAATGCTCTTGAAAGATTAGAAGAAGCACGTATAAGACTTGCTCGTGCTGAAGAAGATAGAGCCGAAATTATTGCTGATGCAAATAAAAAAATTGTAGATGCTGAAGAAGATTATATTGATTCACAATATGAGTCAGAAAAAGCTGCTAAAGCTCTTTCTAAGGCTAGAGAAGAAGCTACAGAAGATTTACAACAACTTAGATTTGAAACTGAAGATGCTGCAATTTCTGAACAAAAAGCAAGACTTGAATTTGAGCGTTCTCGTGAATCGTTACAGCGTGTTCAAGATCTTCCACCTAACTCTCGTGCTAGACGTGAAGCAGAACTTGCATTTGCTGAAGCAGATTTAAATTTAAGAAGGTCTATTGATAAAAATTCTGATTTAAAGAAGGCAGAAGCAGAGGCTACTGCTGCTGGTGTTGATGGATCAGAAAAAGTATTAGATGCTTCAGAAGCCTTAGCTGAGGCTAAAGAAAGAGAGCAAAAGGCATATGAAGCTGTTGGTGAAGCAGCATTGGATGCTGCTAGGGCTCAAAGAGATGCAAATAGGGCTGTAGCAGATGCAGAAAGAGCACTTGCAGAAGCAAAAGAAGATGTTGCTGACGCTGCTAAAGGCGCTAAAGATTCTGTAGATCAATTTGCTGAGGCAATGAAAAGATTGTCTCCCGAAGCTCAAGATTTTGTTAGATATATGTTATCTCTTAAAGATTCTTTCCAAGAACTTAGAGCTGCTGCTGGTAGAGAATTTTTTCCTAAGTTAACACTTGCTATAGATAATTTAGTTACAAACTTACTTCCTAAATTAAATCCTCTTTTTGAAAGAACTGGCTCTATTCTTGGTGACGTAGCAATGGATATATCTAACGTTGTTACATCTACAGAAAACATTGGCAGACTTGAGAGAATTTGGTCTACAAACGATCAGTTAATTGGTAATTTCGGAAGATCTGTTGGAAATCTTTATGAAGTTCTTTTAATTTTACTAGATGCCGCTGAACCTCTTATTAGGGAGTTTGGTGAGTGGATTGAGACTATTACTGAAGGTTGGCAACAAACTTTAAATGCTGAAGGTGCTTTCGATAGACTTAGAGGTTCTTTTGAAAGAGCAGGGGAAGTAGCAAAACTTTTAGGTGAAATACTTGGTAATATTTTTACTGGAGTTCTTAATTTAGGTAAGGCTGCTAATTCTGGTGGTGCTTTAGATCTTTTCTTAACAAGAATGAGAGATGCAACTGAAAGTTTTGAAAACTTTACTGGAAGTGAAGCAGGAAGAAAGAAAGCTGAAGAATACTTTTTAACTACCGCAGAGAATGCTTTAACTTTAGGAAGAATTGTTGGAAAGTTACTTAAACCTTTTGGGGAAATAGGTGCAAGTCAAGATTTTGGTAATTTTCTTGGATCTTTAGAAAGAGCTGTTGAAACTCTCACTGGCACATTGGATGACTTACTTGCTGATGGAATTTTAACATCGTTTGGTCTTTTTATTGAAGAATTTGCTACAACCATTGCTGGTTTTACAGTAGGTGGGGGTATTACAGTATTTTTTGATACTTTAACAGGGATTCTTGAAGTTATAAATAATATTATAACTTCCGATGCAGGTAAAGCATTTATAACAACATTTGCTCCTATACTAGCTTTTTTTAGTGCTTTAGGTTTTGCTGGCGGCATTGCAAAGTTTTTTGGTAAAGTTATTGTTGGAACTTTAGGTTCAGCCTTTGGTGTACTGACTGGAATTTTTGGTGCTTTCTCTACAGCATTCAGATTCCTTATGACTTTTTTTAGAAATCCAGCAATTATTGTTAGGTTTATATCAATAGCTATAGCTCCCTTAGCAAGTGCTGTTGGTTTAGCAGTTGGTCCATTTTTGTTAATAGTAGGGGCAATTGCTTTATTAGTAGGAGTACTTGTTGGTGCTTATCAGGCAAGTGAAGATTTTAGAACTGCTGTCTCTGAACTTTTTGCAGTTGTTAAAGAGTCAATTGTTGGTGCTTTAGATCAGGTAAAAGCTTCCTTTGAAGATGCTTTTGGACCGATAGATGATATTAAAACTAAAATTATGGATGGCTTTAAAGTAATTGGAGACTTTATAGCAACATATGTAATTCCAATTTTTAAAGTAATTATTCCTGCTGCCATAGGTTACTTAGGTGGAATAATTTCTGGATTGATCTATGTTGTAAAAGCTGTTTGGGACTATTTTACATTTGCATTTAATATGATAAAAGGAATATTTAAACTATTTACTGGGGATACCGAAGGGGCTGTAGCAGCTTTTAAAAAGGCTTGGGAAGGTTTAAAAAGTTTCTTTAAAAATATAGTTAAAGCAATATATGCTCCTTTTGCTGGATTAGTTAACGGAATAATTAGAGGAATAAATTCAATAATTAGAGCTAAAAACAAACTTACTGATAACCAGACTTCCGAGTTAAGTCTTCTACCTACGGTATTAGATTTCGCTGAGGGTGGAACCGTATACCCAAGATCTGGTGGAGTTATTGCAAGAGTTGCAGAAGCTGGCAGACCAGAAAGAATTGAACCTTTAGATCCTAATGGTTTATCTGAAAGAGATAAAGCAATAGTAAAAATGTTTGCTGGTGGTAGTGGTGCTGGTACTGGTCCGACTATAAATGTGTACCCATCTCAGGGGATGGATGAGAGACAACTTGCTGAAATAGTTTCAAGAAAACTTGCTTTTCAGATGCGTAAAGGCGGAATTTAATGACATTACTTAATCAAGGTAAAGAATTTGAATTAGTAAACAAAAGTTTAACTCCTGTTGAAGAACCTATTAAAACTGGTCTTAAACTCCCTGGAGATATAGTTTTAGGTAGTTTTGTTTTTAACACTGTCGATGAGTATGACGTTATTTGGGTTGTGACTGATATTGGTGGTTGGTGGAATCCACCAGAAGCAGAGATGCCAGACATAACTAGAGGTTACGGTGATGGCTCTTACGATTTTCAAGGAAGGTATGTAGCAAGAGAGTTAACTTTAGAAGGTGTATTTTTAACCAAAGACCCTTCACTAGTTGAAGCTGCTAGGGATCGACTTATCGAGGCAACTAATCTTGTTTACAAAGGTGCTTGGTTAATTACTGGTACTGATCCAAAAAGAGCTTCTTTTGTTCGTCTTTCTGGTCAAGTAGAAATTGAAACAACTAATGCGAGAGGTAGAACTGAGTTTTCTATTGGTCTTCGTGCTGCTGATCCTATTAAATATGAGTGGAATGATTCCGAACCAGATGGTTATACGGTTATAGAGATACCTGCTAAAAACTTTATTAATGGAGATTCTGGCGTACAGACTATTACAAATATAGGTAATTATGATGTGCCTGTTTATTTGGAAGTAGTCGGTCCAGTTACATCTCCAGCAACTATTTTTAATAGAACTAGAGAAGAACTTGTATTAATGGTTTCTGGTATTAGAGGAAGACTTGGTTCTGTAATTGATAATAAAGAGCTTACTTTAGTTGAGTCTAGTTTAAAAGATGTGGCCACTCTTACTACACGTACAGCTCATAATTTTCAAGTAGGAGATGAAATTTTAGTTGAGGGAGTTGATAATATATTTGATGGACTATATATAATATCTTCTGTCCCTAGTGCAACAACATTTACATATGAAATTGAAAATATCTCTAGTACATTACCAATTGTTCAAAAAAGTTTATTTAACAATATTGCCACTATCGAAACATCTGAAAATCATTCTTTTGAAGTAAACGATTCTATTTTTATATCTGGAGTGGATTCTGTATTTAATGGTACTAGCAGGATAACTGCAAAAACACTAAACACATTTTCTTTTGCAAAAACTAGAAATACTTCTACCTCTATAACTGGTGCAAGTATTATCTCAAATCAAGCAAATATTATTACTTTAGACCCCCACGAATTTATTCTCGGTGAAACTGTAACTATTTCTGGTCTAGGGGGTAACTATAACGGCTCTTACATTATAACTTCTATTCCATCTTCTACAACATTTACTTATGCCGTAACTAGAACTAATGCTAGAAGTATTTTGAATAGGGTTTTAACTTCAAATGTTGCAACAATAACTTTAGACAATAATCATAATTTTCTTAGTGGAGAAAGTGTGCTTATTTCTGGAATAAATGATGCCTTTGATGGTGTTTATCAAATATCTTCTATTCCAACAACTACTACTTTTACATACAACCGTGAGAGATCTACTTCAAAAACAGTTACGGTTAAATCTAGAAATTCAAATACATCCATAATAACAACTGGTAGCGCCCACGGTTTATCTGCTACCGAGCAAGTTACTATCTCGGATGTAGAAGGCTTTAATGGAACATTTACTGTAACTTCAATTTTAAGTTCTAATAGTTTTAGTTTTGCCCAAACTGGCTCTAATCTAAACCCGACTGCAGTTTCTAATGGAAAACTAGTTGTAAATAAAAGACTAGTTTCTAAAAGAAAAAGACAAGGAAATGTTGCAACTATTACTACAGCAACCTCTCACGGGTTATTTGTAGGTGAAACTGTTAATATTGAAGGAGTAGAAGCTAGTTATAACGGTGCAGGTAAAACTGTTACTGCTATACCTACAAGTAATTCTTTTACCTATTCTTCTACTGGTTCAGATGAAGCAGAACTTAACTCTGGAGGGTTAGTATCACTACTAGGAAACTACGCGGTATTACCAAGTAGCGCCTCGGTTGTGGGATTTGCCACAGTTTCTGGAAGTCTGCCTTTTACTTCAGTCCCTGGAACTGCAGTAGTTAATAATTATGTAGGCACCCCTATCTCTGGTGGAGTGACTCCACTAGTTACTGGCGGTAGGGCAACTAAAAAGAATGAAGTTCCTTTTACCCCTGGAGTTTCTATCTCTACAACAGCTACTGCAACTTATGGTCCAGATTTGTTAGAAATAGATACTCTTAACAGAGATGTATTTTTAAACGGAGAAGTTGAAGGGGCTAGGGCAAAAATAGATATTCTTGCTGATTTTATAAAACTATCCCCTGGTGAAAATATTATTGAGTTTGAAGATTCTGGTAATCCAAATAGCGACGCGCTGTTAAAAATTTACTATAGATCTGGATGGTTAGGTTAGTATTTACATGTATAACACGACGACACGACGAAATATAAAGGTGCTGTAATGGCTATAGAAGAAAGCATTGAATATAGATTCTTTCTTACGGATCTTTTAAGTAATGAAATTATCTCTGAAGTACCTTTTAAAGATGTAAGTTTTAGTAGACAAATTCGTCGTGCTGGCGAGTTTTCAGGAAAAATTTCATTTATACCTCAGACTAGCGGTTTAAATCTTTACGAATCGACAATGCCAGGCAGAACTGGGCTATATGTAATGAGGAATGGAGTTTGTGTTTGGGGCGGAATTATATGGTCTAGATCTTATGATGTTTTGTCAAAAGAGTTAGATGTTTCTGCTGCAGAATTTATTAGTTATTTCTATCACAGGCATGTTTGGCAAACTTTAGTTTATGGTTCTAAATTTATTGGTATAGCTTCATACTCAATCACTTCTGGTGTTGCAACTGTTGTGACAGAAGAACCTCACGGATTTGAGACTGGTGATAAAGTTGCAATTACTTTTACTAGTCCTTTAGTAGACGGTGTTAGGACTATATCTTCAGTAAATTCGGCTAATCAATTCACTTTTAATGTGGCTTCTGCAAACGTACTATCTACGTCAATAAATAGTGGTGCAGTTAGAGGCTTAGTAGATACTTTTGATTTTGTTAGAGACATACTAAATTTAACTGCTACAGATCTTTCAGGTATAAACTTTGCAAATGAAGAGATAGAGCCTTCTCAAACTTTTGAAGTCGCTATTATCTCAAAACAAAGATTTAATAATTTAGTTACTTTAGTTACCTCTTCTGCACATAATTTAGTTATTGGTCAAGAAGTGTTAGTTTATGAAGTTGACACTGCATTAAATGGTTCTCATGTCGTTACTAGTACCCCAGACGATACTACTTTTACATACGATTTACCTGGACCAAACATTACTAAAAGCACTCTTCCTGGGTTAAAAACAATAAACATATCTACAAAAACTCTTACTGCTTCTCCTAGTGCAACTACTATAGATAGTCCAGCAACAGCCACAATTGTCCTCGCTGAGCCTCATGGAGCTGGGACAGGTCAAAGAGTTTTACTTCAAGGTGTTGATTCATTTTTTGTAGATAGACTCGATAAAAGATATGACGGATTTTTTGAGATTATAAATGTTCCTAATTCTACAACTTTTGAATACACCACTACAGGTATTTTAAGTGAGACTACCGCCTCAGTTATAGGTGGTACTGCAACTTTTGGTAGCAAAATAGTTTATGGTTCTTATGGAAGTTTTTCTTATAATGCAGACATCGATATAAGAGTATCTAATGAAACTAGCGGTCTGTTTCAGGAACAAAAAATTTATAGAGGTTATGAGTTAAAAACTATTGGTGAAATATTAGAAGAGTACTCAGAAAATATAAACGGTTTTGAGTATAGAATTGATTGTGACTACGATTACGATACAGCTTCATTTACTAGAACATTTGTGTTGTTAGATTTATCTGGTCCTCCTGAATTAGAGGAGGGTGGTTTGCCAGATATATCAAGGTTTGGTGCAAATCAATTTGTTTTTGAATATCCAGGAAACATCTCAAAATTTACTGTTGAAGAGTCAGCAGAAAACGCTGCTACCAGAATGTTTACTATGGGTAAAATTGACGATATATCTGGTGACTCAAGTCAACCTTACTCTGCTGACTCGGCTACTCAGCTACTAAACAATTTAAATGGTAGAAGTTGGCCACTACTTGATCAAGCAGAATCTGTAGATGGGGTATCAAGTGAGCAAGAACTCTATTCTTACGCTAAAGACTATCTTTATGAGTCACTACCACCAATTAGTGAGTTTTCATTGTCTGTAAATGGGTCTTTATCTCCTATTGTTGGTAGCTATAAACCAGGTGATTTTTGTTCAATAATAGTTAATGACGAGTTTGTTCGTGAAAGGTTGGCTAGTGATTCTGAGCCAAGAAGCGACATCATCATTAGAAAAATTGTTAGTTATTCTGTAACTGTGCCTGATAGTCCTCACTACCCAGAGGATGTTTCATTAGAACTTATTACTGATTGGAAGGTAGAAGATAGTGGCAACTAGAAGACGTGCTCGTAGAAAAAGTTTAACTGCTAACATTACAGATATTCAAAGAAGACTCCGTTATGTTGAGTCTAAACCAAATCCATCTAGGTTAACTAATCAGGTGGTTAATCGTAGTGCAATTCAGTTTAATGCTGTTGCAACCGATCAGATTGCTCCAAATGCTGTCACTACTAGTGAAATAGCACCAGATGCAGTAACAAATGATCAACTCGCATCTAACTCTGTTACAAATGATAATTTAGCAGATGATTCAGTTAATAATTCTAATATTTTAAATGGTTCGGTAGGTACTGACGAACTTGCAAATGGTGCTGTAACTAATGACAAGTTAGCAAATAATTCTGTAACTAGTGACAAAATTGTTAATGGGACAATTGTCGGTGCAGATATTGCAAGTAACACCATAGGTGGATCTAGAAGTGGTACTACATCAAAATTTATAGCAAATTCAATAGGTCAACTAGATATCGATGACGCAGCTATAGGATCTAACGAATTAATAAATCTTGCAGTTACAACAGGAAAACTTGCTGCTGGTGCAGTTACGACTTCTAAAATTTTAGATAGTCAAGTTACTGTAAATAAACTTAACTTTGCTCCAATTACAAATATTACTTCTGGTTCTGGGATATCAGTAACTACCACTGGTCCAACATCTGTTGTTGGTACTCTTGGGAGAACTATCTCTGCAAGTTTTGGAACTGGAAGTACTAACGTAGCAAGAGGAAACCACACTCATAGCGTTTCTGGCAGTACAAGCCGTAATTTAAACCATAGCCACTCTATCAGTGGAACTGCCGCCTCTTCAAAAAAGTTTAAAAAAGATATAGAACTTTACGAGCTTTCTGAAGAAGATGTTAGTAATATTCTAAATTTAAAACTTTCTAAATTTAAATACAGAAATGAAGTAAAAGATTTTTCTTCAAATAGGGAGTGGAATTACGGATATATTGCTGAAGATGTTGAAGAAAATGCATTAGAGCAAATTGTTTCTTATAATAATGAAAAAGAACCCATTGCTATTGACTATGGTTTGTTGTCTGCATTTGTATTGGAGATAGTTAAACAACAAAAAGAAGAAATTGAGTCTCTAAAGAAGAGATTATCTGAACTGGAAGGTGCGTAATGATAGAGTACACAGCGGAATATGATGAAGATGTAAAACCTTTTTTATGTAAAAAAATTACTCTTGGTGGCGAAGTTATTCGTACAGAAATAAGTATTCATAATAAAACTGAATTAGATAATCTAACAGATGAAGTTATTTATGAACATTTAAACAATTTAGTTTTATATATGAAAAACGATTTATCCCCTCAACTAGAGGTTACACCTTATCGACAAGCACTGACTAGCCCGTGGCCTTTAATTAAATGGCACGAACTTTCACACATTAATGATGAAATATCTGAGTGGCATCAGTTTGTTTACTATAGAACTGAGGTAATCTTTGAAGAAGACTATGTTGAACCTACTGAACCTGTTGAACCCACCGAGGAGACCCCAGAATAATGTATGAGGTTAAAGATGGTTCAAGAACTCTTCAATTCAATGGAAAACTTTTAGGAGAGTCTTCTTCACACCGTAGGGGGTCGACTCGTTGGATCGAGTTCTCTCTTTATAAGACTGAAAATGGCTCTTATGTTCTATCTAGAGTCGGTGTTTCTTTAGTATTTCATGGGGCAGCATGTCCTTTAGTTAAAAGATATGGACTTGTAGAGGCTTCTCCAAAAGAATTAAGTAAAGATGCTATACCTTGCGAAGAATGTGATCCTTCTATAAAATTACCTATTGTTTTTCCCGAAAAATATAGAAATTGGGCTCAAGTGTCGGATGAGCCAGAAGCAGTTTTGGATGCTTTGTACAAGTATGATCAGGGTGGAGCTAGATATTTAACAAATGTTGCTGAAAGATTGTTGGATGTCGCCTCTGACAATGATGCTGGAATTGAGTCTATATATAGAATAGAAATGATTCCTTAACTTCTTGCAATAAGTATAAATTCTTTATAAACTACAAAAGACGACAAAGGATGTAAATGACGGAAACACAGGCAAAAGATCTATCTAATGTAAAACTACATTTAGTTGATTCTGTTGAAAAAGCTCAAGAATTTCTTACTTGGTTAAGTGAGAGACGCCCTCATGATGCAATAGCAATAGACACTGAAACTGGAGAGAAGTTAGGTGGCGAGCGTTCCGATGCCCTATCTCCTTGGCATGGAAATTTAAGATTAGTTCAAGTTGGAGATGGGGAGCAGGGCTGGTCTATTCCTTGGGAAGAATGGGCTGGTGTTTTTTATCAGGCTATGGATAAGTTTGATGGTCCAATTGTGTGCCACAATATTGCTTTTGAGGCTAGATGGTTTGCAATTAAATCTAAATGGGAACTTCCGTGGCATCGTGCTCACGACACAATGATTATGGCTCATATTATTGATCCACTTGGATCTGGTGCTCTTAAAAAACTTGCTTCTTACTATGTAGATGGAAAAGCGGTTGCTCTTCAAGATACTTTAGATGTATCTCTAGCAACAAATGGTTGGACTTGGGGAACTGTCCCAACTAATTTTGAGCCTTACTGGTCTTATGGTGCTTTAGATACTGTTTTAACTATGAGAATATGGGAACAGTTTTACCAAAAGTGTGGTCCTGATGGTCCGTATAACCGTGCTTATGAGTTAGAGATGACTACGAGAAAAATTGTTACTCGTATGGAAATTAACGGTGCTCGTGTTGATTTAGATTATTCTAAGAAAAAATATCAAGAACTTCTTTCTTATGCAGAGTCTGTTAAGAGCTGGGCATCTAGTACTTATAGTGGAACAAGTATAACTAGCAACATTCAGTTAGTGCGCCTTTTAGAAAAATTAGGAGCCAATATTACTGAAACTACCCCCACTGGTCAGAAGTCTGCAAGTAAGGATCAGTTACAACTTTTGATGATTGAGGGTAATGAAGAAGTTAGATATCTTGCAGAAAATGTTTTAAAGCAGAGAAAAGCAGACAAACTTGCTAACACTTATTTTTTAAATTTTTTAAATAAATCTGTAAATGGTTTAGTTCACCCTTCCGTTAAAACTCTTGGTGCTCGTACATCTCGTATGTCAATCACAGACCCAGCACTACAGACTCTTCCAAAGGGAGATGACACTGTCAGAACTGCATTTATCCCAAGAGATGATGACCATGTAATTATCACTTCTGATTTAGATCAGGTTGAGTTTAGAATGTTTGCTTCTATGTCTGAAGATTCTAATTTAATTTCTTTGTTCCATAAAGCAGATGCCACTGGCTCTGATCCGTTTACTGAGATTGGTCGTCAGGTTTATCAAGACCCTAATATGACTAAATCTGACAAGCGCCGTAATTTAATTAAAGGTGTGGTTTACGGTCGTCTATATGGCGCTGGAGTGGCTAAACAAGCCCTTACAGCGGGTGTTCCAGAGGCTCAGATGCGTTCTGTGTCCGATTCTTTTGATATTAACTATCCAGGAATGATTAATTTTCAAAAAACTATTGAAGACATCGGTATGAGAAGACTTAAATCTGAGGGTCAGGGTTATGTTCATACATGGACTGGTAGAAGGCTTCCTTGTGATGAGGATCGTGTTTACACTTTAGTAAATTATCTAATTCAAGGTGGTGCTGCGGAAGTTTTTAAAAGTAATTTGGTAAAACTAGATAAAGCAGATTTAACTGAATACTTAATTGTTCCAGTTCATGATGAAATTGTTCTTCAAGCCCCAAGGGATGAGGCACAAGAGATTATGAAAGTTGTTCAAGAGTGTATGACTACTACTGAGGGTTGGTCTGTACCTCTTACTTCTGGTATTGATGGTCCTATGGAAAACTGGGGAGAAAAATATAAATGAAATACGTTTTATCTGTTGATCCAGGAAAAGCTAGTGGTATTTGTGTAGTTAAGTGGTCTGGAGATAGTGACGAACTTCCAGAAGTTCAATTTTCAAATGAGTCTCAACCTGAAGAGTTTTCATATTTTATAGAACTAGCTTTGTCGCAGTGGAAAAGCCTTGACAATTTTTCTGTAGTATGTGAAAGATTTGTAATAAATGCTCAAACTGTTCGTAACTCTCAGGCTCCTTATAGTTTAGAGCAAATAGGGGTATTGAAACATCTATGTAGACAATATAAATACGATGTTGATAGTATTGCCTTTCAAGCTCCAGTTGATGCAAAAACTATGTTTCCTAATGAAAAGTTAAAAATTATTGGCACATGGCATAAAGGTGGAGAAGGTCATGCTAATGATGCAATAAGACACGCCTTACTACGACTTACTAGACTTGGCTGGATTCCAAGAGTACTATTGTCTTAGAAATTCATACTATTTAAAAATTTAGTGTAAATATTTTGAATAGTATAATTTAATTTATATAGTGACATAGAGGAGAGGGTTTGTCAGTTTTAGCTGAATTAGATGTAACTAGTTCACACATTCTTATTAATGCAGAGTGGAGATTTAAGGAACTTTGCAAAAGTATTCCTGGCTCCGCTTGGTCAGCAACCGATCAGGTGTGGAGAATACCTTTAAGTTGGACTTCTTGTTTAGCACTGAGATCCACTTTTAGAGATAATTTAGTTATCGGTGAAAACCTGCAACTGTGGGCAAATAATGAATTAGCAACAAGAATTAATCCATCTAACGAACTAAGAGAATTAGAAACTCATGATGGTGATGAAAAACTATTTCCTCATCAGAGGGCTGGGGTTAAATTTTTAGCAACAGCTAAGCGTGCACTTTTAGCAGATGAACCTGGTCTAGGAAAAACTGCGCAGGCTATTAGAGCCTTAAAAGAGATTCAAAATAATGGTCAAGATGTTTTCCCACTTTTAATTGTTTGCCCCAACACACTAAAGAAAAACTGGGCAAGAGAATTTACTATGTGGTGGCCAGAAATTAGTACTCAGGTAGTAAAAGGCTCTTCGGCACAAAGAAATAAGCAACTATCTAACGAATCAGATGTTTATATTATTAATTGGGAATCTTTAAGGTCTCACTCGAGGCTTGCCCCTTATGGCTCAGTATCATTGGCTAGATGTATTGAGTGTGGCGGTCACAATGAAAAAGTTTCTCTTAATAAGTGTGAAGTACATAAAAGAGAACTAAACAACATTGATTTTAAATCTGTTATCGCAGATGAGATACACCGTTCTAAAGACCCTAAGAGTAAGCAGAGTAGGGCTCTTTGGGCCGCTACAGGCGATGCTGAAATTAGATTTGCTTTAACTGGAACTCCTATAGCAAACAATGTTGTTGACCTTTGGGCAATCCTTCATTGGATTTCACCTAAAGACTGGCCTAGCAAAACAAAATGGATTGATCGAATGGTTGACATTATGTTAAATGCTTTTGGTGGAATGATAGTTATTGGTGTGAAACCTACTATGCAAGATGAGTTTTATAAATCAGTTAATCCAGTAATGAGAAGAATGCTTAAAAAAGTTGTGCTTCCTCATCTACCTCCAATTATGAAAGAGCGTAGAGATGTAGAGATGTCTACAAAACAGAAAAAAGCATATGAGCAAATGCGTGACACTATGATTGCTGAACTTACTGACGGTAGCGCAGTTACGGCTCCTAGCGTTTTAACTCAAACTATTCGTTTGCTTCAATTTTCTAGTTCTTTTGCTGAGGTATCAGTTGATGAAACTACTGGAGAGTCAAAAGTTACTTTAACTGACCCTTCTTGCAAAGTAGATGCTTTGATGGATGACATTAAAAATGGAGACTTTGGTGATGATTCAGTTGCAGTTTGTGCGGTGTCTCGTCAATTAATTAATATCCTCAGCGCTGCTATGACTAAAGCAAAAATACCTCACGGATTGATTACTGGCGATCAAGATGAAGATCAAAGACAGCAAGCAATTGATGATTTTCAGTCAGAGAAAATTAAGTGGATTTTATTTACAGCTCAGGCTGGTGGAGTTGGTGTTACCTTAACTGCTGCTCGTCGTTTAGTTATGTTGCAAAGACCTTGGTCTCTAGTTGACTACAAACAAGCGTTAGATAGAGTTCATCGTATTGGTAGCGAAATACATGATTCTATCGTGATTACTGATTATGTGACCGATGGAACTATTGAAGAAAGAGTTATACAAGTTTTAGAAACTAAAGCAGACAATTTTGAACAAATTGTTCGCGATAGGGATCAACTGATTAAGTTATTACAAGATGATAAGGAAGGAAAACTGTGAGCGAAGTTATTAGATTATCTAACTCTGAACTACAAGTTTTTAAAGATTGTAGAAGGAAGTGGTGGCTTCAGTACTATAGAAGGCTCCAACCAAAAAGCAAAGATATGACTGGTGCTTTGGCTTTAGGTTCTCGTATCCATGCTGCTTTGGATGATCATTACGCAAATAATACTCCCTTATTAGAAGCTCACTCAAAACTAGTAGAAACTGATAGGCAAATACTTCTTGCTGATTTTAGAGACACTCAGGATTTAGATAATGAAGCCGACTTAGGTCGCATCATGCTTGAGGGGTACGAAGAGTGGGTTCAGGAAAACGGTATTGATGCCGAACTAGAAATGATTTCAACTGAAGAAAAAATTATTGCTCCTCTATTTAATGGTGCCGTAGAACTTCAAGGAAAACTTGATATGCGTGTTCGCAGGAAAGGTGACGGAGCAAGAATGTTTCGTGACTTTAAAACCGTTGGTGGGTCATTAAGTGATTTTGCAAATCTTGCACCAATGAATGAGCAAATTCTAACTTACATGCTTCTTGAATCAACAAAGGTTGATGAGAAAGAAAGAAGTGATGGTGGAATTTTTACTATGATTAAAAAAGTAAAAAGAACTGCTTCTGCTAGGCCACCTTTTTATGACCAAATAGAAGTTCGTCATAATATTTTTACTCTCAGATCTTTTTGGGACAGAATACACGGCACTATTGCAGATTTGATGAGAGTTAGAACTGCTTTAGACGAAGGTGAGAAACATCAATATGTTGCTTACCCAAAGCCAAGCCGTGACTGTAAATGGAAATGCCAATTTTTCACTATATGCACACTCATAGATGACGGAAGTTCATCAGAGCAGGCAATTAGTGAAATGTATGAGGTCGCAGACCCATACGCATATTACGAAACAAACGAAAACAAAGGAAGCGAGTGACGATGGGCGTTCAACGTTCACTAACGGTAATGGTTTATGGAGAAAGTAAAGTTGGTAAATCCAGTTTTGCTGTAACAGCTCCTTACCCTCGTCTAATGCTTGATGTCGAAGGCGGTCACAGATTTTTGCCTATCGTTGTTAAGTATTGGGATCCGCTTCGTGAGGAGCCACCAATTGCTGATGGTACTTGGGACACATGTGTGGTCACAGTTCGTGACTACGACACAGTCTTAAAAACTTATCAATGGTTGCAACTCGGGAAGCATCATTTCAAGAGTCTAATTATTGACTCAGTATCTGAACTTCAAGTTAAATGCTTGGAAAACATTGCTGGTGTTAATCAAATGACTCAACAGCAGTGGGGTGAATTGCTTCGTCACATGGGTGGTCTTCTAAGAGATCTTCGTGACTTGACAATGCATGCTACTAATCCATTAGAAGCAGTTGTTTTAACTGCTATGGCTCGTACAAGTCAAGACGGAAGATATCGTCCTTACTTGCAGGGTCAATTAGCAATTCAAGCACCTTACTTCTATGACATTTTGGGAGCTCTAACTGTAGAAGAGAGAGCAAACCCAGATCCTACTCAACCTAACTACAAAGTAAGACGTATGTATGTTGAGCGCACAAACAACTATGAAGCAGGAGAACGTGTTCAAGGTCGCCTTGGTTCAATAGTTGAACAAGAAAACTTGTCTATCGAGAGGATGCTTGACATCGTCTTTGGAGAAAGACAAGATGAAGCAAGTAAAAGTAAAAGTAAGTAACTACGAGGTAAGGAAAAAACAAAACCATGAGTACTCTTAACTGGAGTGATCTGATTAAAGAAGCTGGCGAAACAGGAAACTATGAGCCACTTCCAGACGGTGATTACGACTTAGCAGTTCTTGAAGCAACTGCAAAAGTTACACAATCGGGAAAAACTATGTTCTCGATTAAAGCACAAGTACAAACTGGTGCACATTCAAAGCGTTTAGTTTGGGATAATTTGGTGGTTTCACCAGATAGCCCAAGTGCGCTTGGAATCTTCTTCCGTAAAATGCATGCAATGGGTATAGATAGATCATTTTTTGATAATGGTCCATCAAATGCTCAGATTGAGCAATCATTAATTGGAAAGAAGTTCCGTGGACAAGTAGGAACTCGTACTTGGAATGGTAATAAGAAGAATGAAATTAAGAACTATTACCCAGTAACTGCAACAGCGACGGCACCTGTAGTTTCTGCAGCAGCACCTGCTCCAGCACCTGCACCAGCGCCAGCGCCTGCTCCAGCAGCAGCACCTGCGCCTGGATCAGCACCAGCAGCACCTTTCTAAAGGCTGCTTTAAAAATTATTGGATTGCCGTTCAGCAAAGGTTGGACGGCAATCCATTAAATTTATTTAAATAGAAGAGGAGTATATGAAAATACTTATTACTGGATCTACGTCATCTCAGTATTCATCTAGGTCTAATGAAAGAATTCCTACTTTTACAGGTTTTGTTAATACTTCTTTGTTAGAAACAGGTCATTCTGTATTGTGGCAAGAGCCGTCTTTAGAGATGAGTAAAGATTGGTTAGATCAATTCGATAAAATTATTGTTGGAGTCTCCTCTCCTTCTAGTCTTTCAGCAAATAGAATTTATGGTGCTCTATCTGTAATAAATTATGCAAAAGAGTTAGGTAAACTCATATTATTATTGGATGCACCAGAGCCATATAAGCTTTGGTCTGGGATTAGAGCTATCTACAACAAACCGTCTGAGTTAGTGAAGCCTTTTTATATTAAAAGATACGAATACTTAGATGTAGTTAATAACGATGAGGCGCATAGGTTGGTTAATACTGTTGCTGATTTATATAAAAATGAATGGCCTACTACTCTGTATCCATCCAATCCTTGGATCACATCCGATGTTTTAACAAAAAATATACCTAATCTAGATGCCGATAATGCTCATGGTCTATGTTTTGACTCTTTTATTTTGCAAGATATACCTAGATTAAATTTAAACTACGAAGACTATTGGTGCGTGGATCAGCAGAACACTAAGTGGTCTAAAGACATATCAAAAACTTTGGCTAAACCAGTTATACCTATAAGGGATCACAAATGGCAGAGCCATAATGACGCTTTAGCAAGGCTTGATTCATCTTTAGGGATGATTATTAGCGTTTATAAAAACTCTGAGCCTTGGTGGTCTGTGATGCTTTCTCATGCTCTTTTACTAGAGATACCAGTGGTAACGGAGTGGCGTAATACTTCATTTTTAGGGAGTGAGTGGGCTTTTATTCCTGCAGAAATAGAAGACATGAGTCCTGTTGAAAGAAATAGTCTTGCTAAAAGACAAAAAAATATATACATAGAATCGATGCCTGATGCAAATGAGGTATTAAAAAAGTTAGAAAACTCCATATTAAACGCCATAAAAACTAGTGTTTAATTGGTAAAATAAACAAACAAAGGAAGGATAAATTATGGCAGATGTAGATATAGAGTGGGTTAAATCCCAACTCGAGGCTGTAAAAGTAAGAAAAATGGTTGGCGATGCAGTTATAAAACTTATTGATACATGGGCAGATGTAGCTATAACTGATAAATTATCTGAAGAAGCTTTAGATATTTTTAATAAACTGTCCCGCAATCAACCTTTAATTGAAATAGATAAAAACGAAGTCTGGGTTCCAGTAACTCCTGGTCAAATAAAAGTTGCAGATGAAGTAAGAGTTAAAAGTGATGCCTACTCTGGAGATCTTGGTCGTCTGCACAATGGTCGAAGGGGTCGAGTAGTTGGTGTACGTTACGGAGATGTAATTGTTAAATCTACTGACAACAAAAAACCAGTACTAGATGGTGCCCACTACAGTCCATATATTTTGGAAAAGTTAGTTAAGTAGTGAAATCAGTAGTTCTAAATTTAGAAATACGTGGTGACTCTTACGCTGATTTAATTTACATAGCTGAAGAGTGTCTTTCTAATTTTTTAGAGGTTGACATAGATGAAATTAACAGGTATGTTCAGTACGAGTTACAAGTTTTAGAAGATTTAGATGAAGAAACAGAAACTAAATACGTTGCAGAACTGATAGCGAGGATAAAAGATGGAAATTAATGAGCAGGCGCAAAAATATAACGAGCAAGTAGTTACTCCTCCCGCTAAAGTTTCTGTAAGAGTAGAGGCTTTAAGAGAAGCTGCAAAAATTATTGATGGAGATAGAAACAATCAGTACGGAAGTCCTGAAGATAATTTTGACAGAACTGCAAAAATTTGGTCTGTAATTTTAGATCATAATGTGACAGCAGAAGATGTAGCAATGATGATGGTTGGGTTAAAAATGGCACGGTTTGCTGCAAAATCTGGTTTTCAAGGAGATACTTGGATTGATATAGCAGGTTATGCAGGCTGTGGTTATGAAGTAGGAAAGAAAAACAGTAACTCTTAAACTATAAAAAGAAAGAAGTAAAGTGGGCAGCCTAAGAAAACCTTCAGAATACGAACGCCCTCTCTGCGCTGAAATAGGTGGAGATCTATTTTTTAGCGACGATGTCGACACTAGAAGTACAGATAGTTTAAGAAGATTTAGAATGGCTAAAAAAATTTGTAATAGTTGTGAGCATATCGAAGAGTGCGCTAGGTGGGGTTTAGAAAATGAAGTTTATGGGATATGGGGTGGGACATCTCCCACTGATAGAAGAGAAACTAGACATAAAAGAAACATAAAACCCCCTGTAGAAACCCTCTATAACTTAAATATCATATAAAATATACACATAGATATTTAATAGTTGGGAGCGATTTATGTCAGATAAGTTGGCTATGGTTCCTTTTGCTACATGTGAAGAGTGTTGGCTATCTGCTCATTCTAAATGGGAGCCACAAAGTATAGATCAGACTGGTAACATAATGATGAAACTAGTTGGTATAGAGGTTCCTCAAAAAACTAATACGGGTGCTGTTGAAGTCTGCTGTACCTGTGGTTCTGTGACTATTGCTGGTATATATGAGATGAAAAATCCAGAGACTGTTAATTTTACTAGGGAAGAAGAAGCAGATAAATATGAGTACGACTTAACTCATAGTTTTTTAGAGGCAGACGATGATGATGATTTTAATGAAGATAATCCCTTTTAATTAATATGAAAGATACTAGATTTGGTGACGACTTGTGGCAAGAGTGGGACGGGTTAGAACTCTCTTTTAACAAGTATTCAGAGTCTACTGTTTATTATACAAAAGACCACACTAATATTAAAAATGATTTAGTTAGAAGAGCTTTGGCATCGGCTTTACAGAAAGACGGAGTTGCTATCTCTTTAGGTGAAGGTTTTAAAATAATAGAAAACTCTAGAGTTGAGTACGGTTGGTCTGGATGTTTAGAAGATGAAGATGTTTTATCTAAATGTGATGAGAATGGTGAGACAGATTACGGTGATTTAGTTGTTAACATTGTTCCAATTACTTGGATAGTTTTATAGTGTGTTTAGTGTATAGTTTATAGTTTTTAGTCTTATGATTGTTGTATGTGGAAACCTGCTAACAATCTTGAGTGGCAAAGGGATGCGCTGTGCGCAAAACCAAAAAATCGTAACTACATAAATTGGTTTTTTTCTAACAATACTTCCGAAAAATACGGGGCAAAGAATATATGTTTTTCTTGCCCTGTAAGAAAAGAATGTCTTCAGTGGGGTTTAGAGCATCGTCAAATCTGGGGTATTTGGGGCGGTAAAGATGAAGTTGAGATACGAAGGGCTTTATCAGTTTCATATAAAGGTGAAGAGACTAGAAGAAGACGCTACCCAAACTGCCCATACTGTACTGCAAGACCCTCTAAATTAAGAACCTCAACCGAGCAGTTGCCTAATGGTGGTAGATGGACAACAGCAAAGGTTGTGACTTGTGACGAGTGTGGTTTTTCTTGGAGAAGTAGAACTAGTGCAAATGCTGTTGAGGCATACAAAATAGACAGACAAGACAAAATAACTAAAAGATTAAAAGAAAAAGAAAAGTTATCTAAGAAGAAGAGGGGTCGGAAGAAGAAATAGTTTTTCCACCTATTTCATAGAAAGTTAAGTTTTTTTGTAGTCTCTCATCATTTGGATTTATCTCTACAGCTTTCTTCCCGTACTCTAATGCTTCAGAGTACTTACCTAATCTATAGCAAGATATTGCGGCAAAATCGTATGGAGATTCCCCCCAAGCGTCTGCTTCGCAAAGATACTCTAAAGGTTTTTCTTTAATACTTAAAGTTTCTATGGAGCACTCTAGACAGTTTTTCCAGTCTTGTTTTGAGTAGTAATATTTTGCTAAATCTAGCCAAGGCTCTCTTCTACCAGGGGCTTGCTCTATTGCTTGTCTAAACCAGTACTCTGCTTTGTCTGTTTCAATTTTACCTAAGTAACGCATTGAAGCCGCACGTTCTGGTGGCCATTGTGCTCTTGGTAGTTCTAAATGACGTTTAAATTCTTTTGATGCTTCCTCATATCTACCATAAAAATATAACTCTCTAGCGTAATAAAAAGCATTTCTATCATCAGATAAATCTTCTTGCACTGCTTGAGCAAGTAGTGGAAGATATTGTGATCTTGGTTTTGTATTATCTGCGTGATGGTGTATTTCTAAATCTACCCATCCTTGTAGTTCTGGGCTATCACCGTATCTAACTAGAACTTCGTGTACTGGGTGTTTCCAGCGATACCCCCATCTGGTGTGGATTTTATCGCCTCCATATTGTAATCCTGGTGTTCCATCTTCATTCCAATTCCATGTGTACTGGTATCTAGGACGAGTCCAATTATTTTTTAGTGCTTTTTCTAAGCACTCTCTCCAGCCAGGTAGTAATACTTCATCCATATCTAAAGCTATGCAGTAGTCTATATCTGTTGGTAGAGATGCAAGACTAGCGTTTCTTGCTACATCGAATCTCCAAGGTTTTACATATATAGGTAAAACATTTATGCCTAAAGACTTTGCGTGCTGTACAGTTCCATCTGTTGAACCAGTATCTGCAATTAGTAGATAGTCTGCTTCTTTTGCTGACTCGTACCAAGCGTCTACAAACTGTCTCTCATTTAAAGCTATGGTGTATATCGCTATTTTCATATATTTACCCTATCAGAAAATGTCTTACTATTGCGGCTATAGCCAAAAAAGACCACAGTATGTTGAACCATATAAGTGTAGGTAGTGTTTTTACTGTAGAAGACCATATTAGCATTAAACTTGATATTAAAGCAAGTACGTAAAGCCACCATATTTGTATATTAAAAAGTAATCCAGGTATAATTATGACTGCTTTTACTACAAAAGCAAAAAATTCCACACTGTTTTCTCTATTCCAATATTTTTTATGGGTCATAGTTTTTAAGGCTACAAACCACTCTTTTTTTATATTCAAGACTTTAGATCCTCTATAAAATCTTTATGTGACATACATTTTTCTACAACTTCATCTTGATTTTTTATAAAAACCTCATAACTATCTGAAATAAAATCATATAGTTTATTAGATTCGTATGTATCTTTGTATGTTTTTTTATTTATTAAATCTAATCCTTCGCCTACAGAAATCCAACTCTCTAATGGAAACATTTTTGAAGAGAAATCTGTATAGTCCCAGACTCTATAATCTAAAATATCTATATAATTTTTTAGTTCTTTAGAGTATGTATCTTTATTGTTAAATTTTTTCCAGAATTCAGTGTCTTTTCTTTTTGTTAAATAATGTAAATGAATAAAATCTACAATTTCTTCATTTGCTTTTATAAATTTTTTATTGAATTCCTCTATAACATCATCATTTATATTTATTATACTGTTAAGATTTGACATAGAATTTGTTATATTTATTATTGAAACCCATATTGAAGTTGCCTCTAGTGGTTCTATAAAACCAGAAGAAAGTCCTACTGCAATACAATTTTTTACCCATGGTTTTTTATAGTATCCAGCATTAAATTTAAAAGTTTTAGGAGAGTCTATTTTAAAACCTAAATATTCTTCAATCTCTTTTTTAGCATCTTCTTCAGATACTAAACTAGAATCAAAAACATACCCGCACCCATACCTGTTTTGAAGTGGTATTTTCCACATCCAACCATATTTCATAGCTATTGACTCGGTGTATGAAGGAATATCTTTATCTATAGGTAGGAAAAAAGGTATGGCAGTGTCTACTGGAAGTTTTTCTTTGTGACTTTTCCACTCAGATTTATAAATTTTTTCAATTATTAATCTTTTAAAACCAGAGCAATCAAAAATAAAATCAACTTCTATTTCTTCTTTTGTATCTAAAACTAGTTTAGAAATATTTCCTTCTTTGTCTTGCTTAATATCTAGTACTATGCCTTCTACTACATTAATGCCTCTTTCAATTCCTATGCTTTCTAGTGTCTTAGCAAAACTGACTGCATTAAAATGTAAAGCAAAGTAAGAATTCATTACATATTTATGTATTGGATCTTGTATAATTTGATTATCGTAATCTGGATGTAAAGTAAATCCTACTTTATCCTTTTCTCCAATTTTTTCAACAAAATTTACCTGACTTAAAGGTTTGTCTAGTTCTTTAGTTACAACATGTAGAACATTTGTTTTTGGTAAAATTTCTGGGTTGTCAAAAGAAGATAATCCTACATTTTCATTAGACAAAAAGCCGTGGTAATAGTAAGAATTATCGCCATTCCAATTTGTAAATTTAATTCCGTTTTTAATAGTGGCATCTGCATCTTTTATAATTCTTGATGCTGGTATGTTTAGGTAGTCTAAAAAACTAATTATGCTAGGGGTAGTTCCCTCTCCAGCTCCCAGCACACCAATATCATCAGATTTAACTAATGTAACATTTGAGTCATAAAATTTTTTCTTAGCGTATAGAGCGGTAAGCCACCCAGCGGTGCCTCCACCTAAAATGACAATTTCATTAAATGATTTGTTTTTTGACATATAGGTATATACCTCTCTGAATCTCTCTGTTATATACTACACTAAACTATTTTAATATGGTGTTTTTCCACTAAAACTGTTGTGTGGTGTTAGTGCCCAAAAAGAGTCCTCTGAGTCCCCATCAAAATAGTTTTCTAAAGAGTTTGTTTTCTGTAGCATAACAGAATCTACAAAAAACACGTCTGTATCTGACGTTGATCCTGTGACTACTCTTATAATTACATAATTTGCAGAAGCATTTTTTGTAAAAGAGGCAGAAAGTCTAGTCCATTGACCTATTGTTGGTGTGGTGCTTCCAATATTTGACGCTACAATTGTTGATCCGCCAAGGGTATCGGTTTGTATAACTCTAAAAAAGTTTGTTGCAGTGGTATTACCTTCTTGTTGTTTTACCCATGCGCTTACAAAATAAGTACCCGCTGTTTCTAGAGGAACTGCTGAATGTGCTACAGCAGAACCACTTACATTGTAAACTTTTAAACAAGCAGATCCATTTACAGAGTCTGTAGTAACTCTTTCAAAAGTAGCTCCTGCCACACCAGACCAGTTACCTGTACCTACCTCAAAGGATGGGTTCTGTATATAGTTAACTTTGTAACCAAGTAATCTAGGTTCCTGAGTATTCTTTAAGTTACCTGCTGCCCCTACTATACCTACCGTTGATGGCATACTAAACCAATGCTAAATCTCCAGTAATCAGCCACTCATCAGTACCAATTTTAATTGCTGATGCGACTGAGTACTGAGTTCTTAAACTAGTAGTTGGTGTTGATCTTACAGTTACCCCACTAGCACCTACAAAAGTAACTTGACCAGTTCCATATTGAACAAAATCTATTCTTTGACCAGTTCCAAAAGCTACGGCAGCTTCTGTTGGAATTGTTATTTGAACTGTTGTTGATTTATTAATTTTTAATAATTTTCCAGTATCGGTTAGTGACAAAGTGTAGTTATCTACTTGTTCTTCTATAGATTGAGCAGTTGCCCAGTCACCTTGCGGTCCAGTAGGTCCAGTTACAGTACTTGCCGCACCCGTCGGACCTGTCGCACCCGTAGGTCCTTCAGATCCAGTCGGTCCAGTTACAGTACTTGCAGCACCAGTTGGCCCTGTCGGTCCCGTAGGTCCTGTCGGCCCTGTAGGACCTAAAATTGGACCCAAATCATCCCATGCTGCACCGTCCCAGAAATAAACATCTCCAGTATCTAAAGTTAAATATGAATCATCTGCTGTAGGTCCTGTAGGTAGACCTGCAAAATTAGCAACACTACCTAAAAAGTTAACTGGGTAGGCTTGAGCACCCGTTGCACCCGTTGCACCAGTTGCACCCGTCGCACCCGTTGCACCTGTCGGACCTGTAGGTCCAGGAGCAGTAGATGTTGGTCCCGTAGGTCCAGTATCCCCTAAATCACCAGTTCTAGAAAATTCTATTGTATAACTGCTACTTGCTAATGGTATTGCCCCAGAAATATAAGAAATTGGAACTTTAAAATAATCTCCAGAAACTACCACATCTGATGTAACTTTTAAAACCGTTCTTACTGCCCCAGGTGTAGTTGAGATAAATAAAGTTCCTCTATCTGAAGAAGTAGTTGAATCATCCCACGAAGAAATCCAACTAGAAAAATCAGCAGCAAATGTAAAACTTGTTTTATTTATAAACAATTGACTAGCACTAGCTACAGTTGAATTATTTAATCTAAATTGACCAGTACCTGGATCTTCATCGACTGTGCTACTAGAAAACCTAAAAGTAGGAAATGATCTAGGCCCCGTTGCACCTGTCGGACCAGTGTCTCCTGTAGGTCCTGTAATACTTGCACCCGTCGGTCCCGTAGGTCCAGTTGGTCCACCTTCTGGTCCCGTAGGTCCAAGCGCACCTGTTGCACCTGTAGGACCTGTCACACCTTGAATTCCTTGTGAACCAGTTGGTCCTATCGGTCCTACAAAAGGTCCGACGTTGTCCCATTCTTGGTTTAAATCATTCCAAATATATAATTCATTTTGGATAACATATGAGTCTCCAATATTTCCAACTGGACTATCGGCTTCTAAAAGTTCTAAAGTTGCATAACTTCCTAATACAGAAACTCCAGATCCCTGTGGTCCAGTTGATCCCGTTGGTCCAAGCAATCCTTGCGCACCTGTTGGTCCTGTTGGCCCTAAACCTACGTAAGCAAGTTCTAACCAAGCACTACCTGTATAGAAAGAAACTTCTCCATCACTTGGCTTTACCCAAATGTCACCTACTTCAGCAAAGCCTGGTTGATTTTCTACATAAGATATATTAGATCTACCTTCAGTTTCATATAACAAATTTAGAGAAAAAGATATAGTTGCAGTATTGCTAGTAACGTAAACTATATCTCCTATATCTAGTGCAAATCTAAAAGTTTCAAAAGTTTGTCCTCCAGCTACTTCTAAATCATATGCAAGGTAGGCTCTATCTGTTGCGGAGTTAGTTCCAGAAGGCTGTATATAAACCTGTACTAAAGAAGATACGCTGCTTTTGTTAGTTACAATAACTGAGGCAACACCAGAAATAGTTAGTGTTGGAAAAGAATCTAAAACATTTGCTAAAGGATTTAATACTCCAATTCTTTGAATAGCCATTACTCACCACCCTCTACTAAAGAAACTTTGCCTTCATAGCAGCAGTGATCTGCTCCTGCAAGAGTTTCTACTGCTGTGTTGTAGACACCTTCAAGAAAATCTTCACGTCCAGTAGCCCATACTACATCTGAAATTAAAACTGTTTTGTTCTCAGAGGTGTTTTTGATAGTTAGGTTAAGCAAAGGAGCGTTCTCACTTTCTTCTGCTTTCCATTCAAAGTTGCCTACAGTTTCCATTATCATATCGCTGAAATGTCCTTAATTGTAATAACTCCAAGCATTCCGCTATGAACCGAGCATTGATAAGCGTAAGCTCCACTTATATTAGCTGGTACTTGCCAATATAGAGTTCCTGTTACATTACCTTGCGCACCTGAGCCGCTGGTAACTGTGCCATCTGTGGCTACATGTATAAGACCTGTATTGTAGTTTGCTGCACCTAGTGCAGTTTTAATTAAGAAAGGGTGCCCTGTTACAGCTAAGTTAAAAGCAATTGTTGTTCCGCTAATTGCATAGATTGTTGGGTTATTTCCGCTGTATTGATTGTTAAAAAGATACGCTGTAGATCCGCTGTTGGTGACTTCTAATCTAGTAATTGCAGAGTAAGCAATTTCATTAATAGTTGTTGCAGATGCAATTGCATCTGTTGTTCCATTAAATGTCGATACACCAGTCGGACCAGTTGCACCCGTTGCACCAGTTGCACCCGTCGCACCTGTAGGTCCCGTTGCACCCGTAGGTCCCGTAGGTCCACCTTCTGGTCCCGTTGGTCCAAGTGCTCCCGTCGGTCCAGTTGCACCCGTAGGTCCAGTTAAACCTGTAGCACCAGTTGGTCCTGTAACTGTGCTTGGTGCTCCCTCTGGTCCAGTCGGACCCGTTGCACCTGCAGTACCAGCAGCTCCTGTTGCACCCGTAGCACCTGTCGGTCCTGTTACAGTTGATGCCGCACCAGTTGGTCCCGTAGGTCCAGTTGGTCCTTGAATTTGACCTAAATTACTCCAAGCAGATCCTGTCCATATGTATAAATCTCCAGTATCAAGCGTTAGATAGCCTTGTCCAGAACTAGCGGATCCAGGAAGATTAGCAAAGGAAGCAACACTACCTTGAATAACTACGTTTGTTCCTTGGTCACCTTGCGCACCAGTTGGTCCTGTTACACCTTGAATTCCCTGTGGCCCTGTCGGTCCCGTAGGTCCTATCGGTCCAGTTGGTCCTGTCGAGCCTTCTCCCTCTCCACCACCACCAGTTCCTACAAGTTCCCAACCCGAACTAGTGTATGCCTCTAAAGAATCAAATTCTGTATTAAATCTTACATAACCTACTTCTGCGTCTTCTCTTCTAGTAGAAGTTATGCCTCTGTCTAGATATAAAGTGTTGTTTGTACCTCTAATAGTTTTATTTGTAAAAGTTTGAACAGAATCTCCTGGTCCAACTACATTGTCTTGAAGAATTCCATACATAGCAAAAGATGCATTTGCTGTAGTTGCTCTTACAAAAACTGTATCTCCAGAATTTAGTGCAAATCTAAAAGTTTCAAAAGTTTGTCCTAGTCCAACAGTTAAACCAGATATCTGATAAGCATATTGAGAATCTAGTGTGGCATTAGATGGAACAACATACACTGTGACTTTTAGTACAGGAGTAGATGTTACAGCAGTGTTTGTTACTATAACTGAAACCATGTAATTAGAAGTAGCAGAGTATAGTTGAGTTGCAGTGTTAGCTGCTGGTCTAACAATACTTAAACGGGTAAGAGCCATATTATTCTCCTACGCCTGAGCTTCAGCCCACGACAATTTCGCTGATGTCAGTGTTTCTGAGCCAGTTAAACGTGCTACAGCAATTGTTATAATATCTGGACCATCTGGGAATACGCTGTTTCCACCTAAAATAGAGTTAGATAGTTCAAACAAATCACCGATGTCTACAGTAGTTCCTAATTCTTGACCATTTGCACCACTTGCACGGAAATTATAAACTTGAATACCACCAGAAATTGTGTCATTTGATGTGTGCTCAATTGTTTGAACTAGAGAAGGGGACTCTACTCCTACGAAATTTAAGTTATTTAGACGACCGTTGAGTAGTACTTTAACATCAATTAATTGATTAGTCTGTACACCAATTTCATTTAGACGAAGTTGCATTCTATTTATAATATCTCTATCACCTAATTGACCAGTTAATCCTTCGGAAACAGACGGACTTAAGCGAAGAGAAATTAGTGGCTGGTAGTTACCTCCAGAAGTGTTATTTAAACTTCCAGCAGGTGTAAATGAGTATGTTGATAAAGTATTACCTTGGTTGAAGAAGTTGACAACATTTTTTGAAACTAATGTTCCACCAGGAGGAGTTGCAGATCCTACATCTCTTCTATCAACGAAAGCGTCGTAAGTAAATTGATTAGCAGCAGGTACAGTTGCAATTGTGTAGGATCCGTTAAATGAAGCAGCAAAAGCATCGGTGCTCATATTTACAAATACACTATCCCCAACGTTGTATCCATGATTAGCACTCGTTGTTATTGTAACTCTGAAAGAGTTCTTTACTCTAGTAGTTACTGTAAATGTGGTTGCTTGTAAGTCGGCTAGTCTGTAATAAAGAATTATGTTATTAGTGTTTAGTGGTCTTATAAAATATGTTGCTTCGTTTTGAAGATTGTTAAAAGCATTTATTCCTGCAACTGTTTGTATAGCTGGGTTTTGGCTATTAGGTTGAAGGGAGCCAGAACCACTTATACCTTTAAATTGTAGTGGATCTCCTAAAGCAAAACCGTGTGAAGGTATGTTTATAATTTCGGTTTGAGTGTTAATTGCACTAGAACCAAAAGTTTTTGCGGTAGTTCCACCAATATTTAAAGAGGCACTAGATTTAGTGAACAAATAGGCTCTATCATCATCAAATGTTCCATCCATCATTACCGAAGTTCCCCAGTGGAATAGGTATGGAATGTAGGTAGGGTTTTCAAATGTTACTACTTCGTATCGAGCAGGTAAGTTACCTGAGCGGAAGTATGATTCAAATTTTTGGTTGTTGTGAACAAACTCATGGACATAGCGAACTTGACCGTCTACTGTCTTAAATCCATAACGAATCTTACCTGCACCGTACCAAGAGTAATCCATATAAATCATTTGAATTTTAGATAGATCTAGGTTGTATCCAGTAATACCAGTGCCATCGCAAGGATCTATTGACCATTGTGATTGAGGAACTCTTGTGTCTTCGGTAAGTGTTGCAATGATACCTGTTTTAGCGGAAACAAAAGAGTGTACAGTTCCCGATCCAACATCAGATAAGGTTACAAATTGCTCGGCAGTTGGACTTGCTTTTAACTTTAATGTGTTATTAGTTAGTACACTAATGTAGTAAGTTCTTCCATTAATTAACCCGCCTATAGGGGTTCCATCAATTGAATTGTAAATTACTGGAAGGTTTTCAGTGTATCCATGATTTAATATAGTAATAACATTAGTTGAGGTATTTACTGCTGTACTTGGATTAAATTCTGTTTCATTACCAGAAGAACCTTTGTATTCAGGTTTAATAGAAATACGACTATCACTAGTTATTTCAGAAACTTTATATGATTGACCTCTAAGAACAATGCTGTCTCCTACAGTTAGTTGAGCTTGGAACGCTGTATTTGTTCCAAAAATAAACTCTGATCCTTGTAAAGCAGCTATAGTTCCAGATATTTGTTGTGTTGAAGATCTACGCACACAGTAAAGTTCTTGTCCATCGAACTCAAAGAACATTCCGTTTTGATCATCGAACATTCCAGCGCGAAGGGCGCCATTTGTCCAAGCAGTAACGTGCATTCTTGGATATCCGTATGATCTGTTTTCTGTAATATTTACATTAGATATGTAGGTAAAGTTAAATGCGTCAATTACAGTAACTTGGAAAGTTCCGTTATAAATTTGACTTAACACATTTTGGGAATCAAAGGCATCATCAATTTTTACAAATAGACCGTTAATTAGTCCGTGAGGTCTTCTGGTCCTAACTGTGATAACGGAAGATGACCCTACTCTTCTCATATCTTCAACATCTATTGATGGTTTAAAGTTGATACCTGCAGATGTTTGAATACCTTTACCCGATTGATAACGGAAATATTTACGGGTTTGACGAATTATCTTTCCGTACCAGGTGCCGTATCCTGTAGACATTTCTACTCCACCATCAAATGGACGATGTAGTGAGTATCCTTGAGGACGAACATATATGAATGTTGGGTACGAGTAACTTACATTTGTGTAGGCAGTGCTGTAAGGTCTGTCTACTGTAATTTGATCGTCTCCACCTATAGCAGCGATAGTTCTAATAATTGGTGTAGATGGTGTTATTTTAGATAGTTTTAAAGCAAAGCCAGTTCCCGCTGAAGAAATATCTACAGCGTTTGTATCGGCTGTTGCATCGGCTAGCGTGTTATAAAGTTTTACACTATTACTACTTAGTGGCGTTAGTGTTCCAGTTACTCCTGCTCCAGCTATATTACCCCCTGTAACTGTTGCAATAGCTTGTATTCTATTTGCAGCTGGCACATGAACTACAGTAAATGTACCGTTAAACACTTCTGGATTTACACCAGTTATAGATGAGATAGTAAATCTATTACCAGCACGTAAGTTATGGTTTATTGATGTTGTGTAGTCTAGTATATTATCTGTTCTATTTCTATTGTTTACTGTAAAAGTAGTTGAGTTGGGTATAGATCTTACAAAGTAGTAGTATCCGTCAATTAAAGGACTTGGTGATACCCCAGCAACACCTGATGTTTGAGCAACACCAGTTGTCTGCACTTCATTAGTAAGAGTCGATCCTAATGAATTTGCACCTGTATATGTAAACTGAAAAGTATCTGGGGTTCCAGTAATTGTGTATGTTCCATTAAACTCAACAGCAGTTGTAGAACTTAGTCCACTAATAGTTACAATGTTACCAATTGTGTAACCATGGGCTTCTCTAGTTCTAATTGTTCTACTAGTACCTGAACCAGAAATTTGGAAAATTTCTCTTCTAGGTCCACCAGTGCCTGGACTGAAAACAACTGAATCTTCTGTACTAAATTGGTGAGAGGCTAGAGTTATAACTTCTGTAGAAGTGTTTACATCTGAGGCAGCAAAAAATGCAGGTTGTTCTGTGTCTGGAGGGAATATTCTTAGTCTATCTCCCACTTTTAGAATTTTACTAAAGTTTGTTCCATCTCCATCTACTAGTACGGAGTTGACTGTAGTGTTTAGGGTTCCCGTTCCTGTAATATTTCCATTAATTTGAGAACTAGTTAAAGTGTGGGATAGACCTGCTCCAAAACTTGTAATGGAGATAGGAACACCTGATTGTGAGTTTGCTACAGTACTAGCCAGTCTTAACCAGTCTTTAGAAACTGCTATTACGTAATAATCATCACCGTCTGTTAGCCCGCCAATTGGTGTTTCTCCGCCGTCAGAGTATGTAACTTTTGTTCCAGTTAAAAATCCGTGTGAAGGTATTTTTATATAATTTTCTGATACGTCTACATTGAATCTTGGACTAAATGTTTTAACAATCTCTGGTACAGATCCTGAAGCAGTTACTTCAAATTCGGTTGCACTAGTTACATCGCTAATTGAGTATGTACCATCTGGTGTTCTAATTAATGATTTTAATTTATGTCTACCGACTGGTGCTGGGGATGCAATTAAATCTATTGCAGTTCCATTTGATGCATTAATACTACTTGTTGCTAGTTTTATTGTGTTTCCGTCTATTACAATTACATAATATGGAGTTGCACTTACCAAACCATTTATATCAGTTTGACCTACCGTGTCATATTCTACTAGCTCACCTGTAGAAAAACCATGATTTGGGATTGTTAAAGTGTTTTCAACAAAATCTACAACGAATGTAGTTACCGAATGAGACCCTATACCTACTCCAATAATATTTTCTACTAAAGTAAGATTTTTGTCGTTGTACAGTCTAAGTGTGTTAGCATCTATTCTCTGTATAAAGTAAATTTTTTGATTTTGTAGTCCAAAAATATTTGTATTAGTGTCTATTTCTCCAACAACACCAGTAGCACCTACTTCTCTAAGTAGTGTGTTTCCAGTTGTTGCTGTTTGTATAGGTATAGTATTTAACGTAATTGTTGCACTAGCGTTGGCGGCTGGTACTTGATCTACAGTTAAAGCTCCAGAAACTGCTGCAGTAGTTACAGTTCCTGATGTTTGTGTAAAAAATTGAATTCTGTTAGCAGCAGGTATTGCCGTAATAGTGTGAGTTCCGTTGAATATATTTGCATCTGCACCTGACATGCTGGATATAGTTACAGTATCGCCAACTTGTAAATTATGGGTTGTATTTAAGGTCACATCTGCTACGTTTACTGTTCTTAATCTATTAGTTACAGTAAATGTTGTAACGTTGGCTGCTTGAGGTCTGGTTACAGTGAATATTGTGCTTGAAGGAACGTTGTTAATTACAAATGTTCCATTAAATATGTTTGGATTATTTGCAGATATGCCAGAAATTGTTACTGTTGTTCCCACTTCAAGATGGTGAGGTAGGGTGGTTGTATATCTAGCCACCGTGTTTGAAATAAGTTCTCTATTGGATACAACTCTTGTGTATGTTGGAATGGTGTATCTTAGTTGATTTACACCAGCCATTGTTCCACCAACTACTTCATTTGATATGGTCCCACTAGTTGGTGTTGTAAAAGTTACTCTAGTGCTTGAAGGAATACTACTAATAACCCATTCGCCATTAAAGGTTTGAGGAACTGAACCTCCAATATTATTAATTCTTATTCTTTCACCCACTTCAAAACCGTGAGCTGCGCTTACAGTTACGTCAGCAACGTTTGCGCTTCTACTTCTTGCAGTAATAGTGAAAGCAGGTCTAGTCATGAGAGAAGCTCTTACAGTTGTTCCAGTAGTAGCACCGTTGGCAACAGTAATAGAAGTTGTACCTATATATGTAAATTGATTTGCAGAAGGGACACCATTTACTGTGAACTCTCCTATAAAACTGGAAGCATTTACTCCAGTCATATTTATAATTCTTATTCTGTCGCCAATAGCAAAGTAATGAGGATTATCTGTGGTTATAGTTCTTGTAGTAGCTTCACTCTGTCTAGCAGTAATGTTTACTTGGTAATTCCAAAAATTACCATCGTTACCGCTGTTGTTTTCTAGGTATACGTAGTTATTAGTTTCTAAATTGTGTGGCGCTGCGGTGTTAACAACTAAGTTAGTGTTACTAAACAGTCTTCTAGTTGATAGTGTAGATTTTTTTTCAGGACTATCAAACGTTATAACTGATGCAGAAGGAAGTGAAGTTACTCTATACTCTCCATTGAAAACATCTTGATTTGTATTAGTTATACCAGTTACAACAAATCTATCATTAACTTGAAGATCGTGGTTAGCATCAAAGTTTAAAGTTCCAACAGTTCTATTTGCTAGATTTCTGTTATTAATTCTTACACCAATTTTTGAAGTTTTACCTATTGCTGTAGTTGTTGATAAAGTGTAGCTTGAAGGTGGCATCTGATATCTAAACTGAGTGGAGCTGCTTATAGTGTCTACAATTGCATCTCTATAAACAAAACCAGCATTAGTTATGCCACCAGATCCAACATTTGTATTGCTAAAAGTAATATTTGGATCTAAGTTAGAACTTCCTACTGATTGAATTCTGTAGTCTTGATTTGCTGTATATGTAAATGTATTAGTTCCAGGTACAGAGGTTATAAAGTAGGTTCCATTAAAATATTCACCTATGTCTCCTTGAATACCTACAACACTTCCTGAAATATTTTTAACAACTACTGGAAAACCATTTGGTAGGTAGTGTGGCTCTGTTGTTACAATAGTTCTAGTAGTTCCTGAAGAAGATATACTTCTAATATTTGTTGTAAAAAGATGAGGTAGATAGTCTAAATCTGTTCTAGCTATAATATATGCTGCAACATCGGTATTAGTCTCTAAAGTTAAACTAAAACTTTCTTCAGCTGTATAAGTTATTTGGTTAGATGATGGTACACCAGTTACAACATATCTTCCATTAAATCTTGTGTTATTTGTGCCTGTGTTTCCTACAACTTGAAAATAGTTTCCAGTAGCTAAGTTATGGCTACTAGCAAGAGTGAGTGTTCTTGTTTGACCAGAACTTCCTCTTTGTGTTATTAATATTTGAGGAGTGGCTATACCTGGTATTGAGAAGTTATCAAATGTTACTCTACTTCCGTTTTGTAAATTGTGAGGCTCTGTTGTTGTAATAAATCTAGAATTTCCGCTACTAGAAACGTTAGCTATAGTTAAGTCTCTACTCTTTTGATATCTTACTGTTTGTCCAGAAACATAACCGTGACTTGGTATGTAGATACTGTCTTCTGAAATGTTTACAATATTCAAAATAAGACTGTGGTTTATTCCAGTGCCAGCAGCAGATAAGTCAATTACTGGACCCTGTAGCGATTGACTTAATGTAAATCTATTTTCGTCTACCACTTCTTTTATATAATATGTAGAATTATTTTGTAAAGGTGTAATAGCTGTTCCAGTACCGACTGAATATCTTACTGGCTGATCCAGTAAAAATCCGTGATTACTTATAGTAATAATATTTAGAGCTGTATTAACAGTAACGTCTCTAAAACCCTCTACTGCATTGATACTAGATGGACCAGTAATATTTAAAGTAGTAAAATTAGGATCTGGAGTGCTACTTAATCTATAACTAAAATCATCTACTAAATTTATATAGTAAACCGTGTTTTGTGCTAAACCTATAGGAGCTGTACCGTTAGTGAAATAGTTTACAGCTTCCCCGTTAAAGAACCCGTGTGCAGTTTTTTGACTAATTATTTCTGTGTCTAAATCTATAGTTATTGGTACTAATGCGTGGAAAGAACTTCCAGCAGGGGCAATAGGAATTGCGTTTTCTTCATTGTTTGCATCTTCTGCAGTTGGGTGAAGTGTAAATCCAAACAAAGATCTTTCTACAAGAGTTACAGAAACTTCTCCTTCAACATCTCCTGTATTGTAAAGATTTAAGTTTTCAATTGGTTGACCTAGTAAAGTTGCAGATCCATCATATAAACCAGTAGATGTTGCAACATTTGTTGCTGTAGCAAATATGAATGAGCCACCACCACCACCAGTTAAACTTCCAATGCGATCGGTAGTTGCTCCACCACTGTAACCACCTGCTCCACCATTACCGCCCCAAGATTCGCCGTCTGAACCTGCTCCGCCGCCGAAACCACCTATTGCTGATGAGCCACCAGCAGAAAAACCACCTACAAGACCATTGTTAAAGCCGCCGCCGCCGCCGCCTCGCTCAGAGTTTCCGCCTGCAGAGAAGAAACCTCCTCCACCACCACCAGCAGAACGTCCTGCTGCACCTTGACCGCCTTGACCACCAGTGTAACCTTGTTGCGATGTACCACCGATAGTTGTTAATACAGCATTAAAACCAAATTGTGTGTTAGATGAGGATGCTCCACCGCCAGCAACAAACAAAGGAATATTTCCAGCTTTTCTTACAACAAATGTTCCACCAGAAGATGCTGGCCATGTAATATTATTAGGAGGTAGTTCTCCTCTTTGACCTATTGCAAAAGTAATAATTTCGCCTTTAATTAAGCGAACACGACCTCTTACAATTGCACCACCGCCACCAAGTGCTCTACCTTGACGACCAGGAGCACCTTTTACTGTAAATTCGTACAAACCATCTTCTGGAACTGTCCAGTCTTGGTATCCCTGAAAACTACCTAAATTTAAATATGTATTTTCCCAAGTTTCTGCAGCATAAGCTGATCTCATTTGTGCAAGATTTGGTCCTTGCCCTCCAGTAACCCCAGCGGATGTAAATGTGTGATTATCAAATAGATATAAGGCAGAGCCACCAAGACCTGTTAAAAGATTTTTTACATAATATGTATTACCTGAAGTAAGACCTGTAATTGGGGTTGAGTCGGTAAGGTATTTTACTGCTTGAACATCATCGTATTTTACGTTAGTTATGTTTATAGAATTATCGTAAACAGATGGGAAGTTGAAAGTTACGGTTCCTGCTGAATATTCAGTTAAATTTATATTAGTAGTAGAGGCTGCTGTAGTTGTAAAACCTATAGAAAAATTATCAGCAGTGTTTAGAAAATATACTTCACCACTGTCTAAACCATCTATAGTTCCTGTAGTTTCTCTTACTACCCAAGCGCTATCATTTACTAAATTTGTAGCTTTTGTGGTATTGATGTCTCTACCAGGAAAGTAAATATAATCTTCATCTAAGTTAACATTTACTTTTTGAAGAGTGTGTGTACCTGACCCACCTACAGCGGTAATATTAATAGTCAACTAAATTACCTCTTCCAAATTATAAATATTATTAATACTTTTGTTTTTAATTTTACCAGAAATCATCGGACGTAAACCGCCAAGTTTAGGAAAGTTCTGTTTGCTGCACCGTTGGAACTATTTCCAAAGTTCCACCAGTGTCCGTGTGCTCTCCAGTGCGAGTTAGATGTGTATGTAAATCCAATACCACCGCCCCATCTATCAGACGTTGTTCCTGTACCACCCATACCTATCATCGAGGCACCGTGACCAGTTACAAGGTTTGATGTTGCTGTGGTGTATCCGCCTGTCATGTATTGGTTTATATTTCCATAATTATTTGCATAGTCAGATAAAACTTTAAATCCAAATCTTGCGCCAGTTTGTAGTAATTGTTGACGAACGCTAGTGTGGGTGCCTAAACGACGTACCATAGACCACTCGTTTGGATCGTTTACATAAATAGATGGGAATAGCCAAGTATTTCCATATGTAGATTGATTTGTTCCACCAGTAACAGATCTCATATTTGGAATGGTGACATTGTGTCTCCAACCAATTCTATTTGCAGTGTTTGTTATTTGAACTATCATCACATCGTTGAAAGGTAGTTTGTAGAATAGAGGACTAAATGCATCAACATCGTTAAGATCTTGACTATTTGCAGAAGCAAATAAACTTGTAAATTGATTATCTGCATTCCAAGCCCAACCATCCCATATAGGACCAAATGTGTGGGATGCTCCCGATTGAGGTGCATTACCACTAGGTAGCGAGTTAGTTAATAATGTGTTGCTAGATAACTTCATAATTTGAGTCCAACCACCGCCCTCAACTCCAAAGAAGCAGTGAGTTAAATGTGCTGTAGCAGAACCTGCTGGTTTAATCCAATAAGCACCAGTTGTAGATGCTGGTGCGGCTAAAAGAATAGCGGCAGCGCTTGTAGCGGCTCTTGCTTCAGTTGTTCCGTCTAATACAAAACCTTTATCTCTCGTTAAAGAAATATGTGTGCCGTCATATACTCTTTTAACAAAATAGTAATTAGCTGGAGCTTCGACAGTTGTTATTGGTGCCCCTACTGGATATGAGTACTTGACCATATCTGCTTCTTCAAAATTATGACCAGGTACTGCAAGTATTTCTTTATCTATTGAAACAGATATTGCTTTTAATGTTTGAGTACCAGTTCCACCAGAAATAGCACTTAGAGCGGATCCTCCAGGTTCTGCAGATAAGTTGACAATATTTGTCTGAGCATTAATGCCAGCAACAAAGTATGTAGTGTTATTAGTTAATCCAGTAGCAGCGGAACCAGAAGTTGAGTAAAGAAGCATCTGTCCATTTGCCCAGTTTGTGTTTGAAGCTAAAGTAAAGTTAGTAATACCGCTTCCACTTATTGAACTAATAGTGTATGTTGATCCTTCTGAATTATCTCCATCAAACTCGTAACTTGTGCCTTGTATTAAAGTAGTAGAGATTTGGTTTGTAGTGTCTAAATTTCCTCCAGCAAAAGTTGCCACCAAGTCTGCTTTTTGAAATGTTCCAGTTATATTAGATGTAATATCTATAACTGTTCCATTAGGAATTTGACTGACTGTAAATGTAGAAGAACTAGTTCCTAAACTGTTGGCAGTTTTAATAAACACGACACCGCGAGGGTTAGTTGCAAAAAAACCTTCAGCTGCACTAACACTATATTGAAGAGCAGACCCTACAATAAGATTTGAAAAATTTTCTGAAGTATGTGAGACAGTTATTGTGTCTGATTCAGTATTTACACCTGAAACTGTACTAGCAACGGATATAGGGCTACTTGATGCATTATTAGATAGACTTAATAAACTTTGTGAAGCTGTATTTGATCCATCAAAAATTCTAGCAGTTGCGTTATTTGAAGCATCAAAGGATTTTGATTCTGTGTTAGTTGAATCAAACTCTTGACTAATAGTTGAGTTTAAGTTAATAAAATAGAAAGGAGTATTTGGTCCGAACCCATGAGGACTTTCTGTTTTTATAGTTAAAGTAGAAGTTGGCTCTGCGTCTGTAACGATACCTTCTGAGTCAGATATGCGAATTTGAGACCCTTGAAAAAATTCACCTGTAATAATAGATGTATACAAATCTTCAATACTTTTAGTTTGAAATTGATTCTCTCTCGCTAAATATGTAAAAGTTCTAGCATTAGGTATTGAGTTAATAATATAAGATCCATCAGCAGTTATTTCTTTAGTTCCACTAACACTTATAGGTATACCTGCAGCAAGACCGTGATCTAGGGCGGTAGTAATTGTAATTTCTCTTGAACCAACTATTGTAGTTATTGATTCTATGTTAGGGATAGTTGTATCACCAGATTTTGAAAAAAATGAAGGAATATTATTAATTAATTCTACTGTTTCCCATTTTGTTGGCTGTAAACCGTACTCAAAGTCTGTATCGATTAAGTTTTCAGGTTGGGAAACCCTAAGTTTAGTTACTGGATCGATAAACTCTTTTGGAAAAGAAATTTCTCCGCCAGTAGTGCCGCCGCCGCCGCCGCTAGAGCCTCCTAGAAAACCTGGCATTAGCTGACACCTCTCTTAAAAAAGTTTGTAATCACAAGTTTAGACCAAAAAATATATAGTGAGTTTAATAAATTATACACCTAACCACCAACTTGTAGTTATTTTAAAAGACCCAGGATTTCCTTGAGCCCCAGCTGGTCCTGTATTTCCTCCAGCAGTTTCTACAAAAACCCCATCAAAAAATACATAAGTTTTTGCATTTGAAGTGTTAAACCAAGCGTCACCATTTGTAGAAGTTTCTGGATCTGGTTGCGTTGTACTAGCAGTAAATTTACCTGCAGGTCCCGTAGGTCCAAGTGGTCCAGGAACTTCAGACTGCGCACCCGTTGGTCCTGTTGGTCCAACAACACCTCTAGGTCCCGTAGGTCCTTGCGGTCCAGTTACTTGTGAATCTAAACCTTGCGCACCTGTAGGTCCTTGTGAACCTTGCGGTCCAGTTGGTCCTTGCGGTCCAGTTGGACCTTGCGGACCTAAATCACCTGTCGGTCCAGTTGGTCCTGTTACTGTCGAATCTGGTCCTGTCGGTCCTACATCACCCTGCGGTCCTGTTGGTCCCGTATCACCTATTGGTCCTGTTGAGCCAGTTGGTCCAGCGGCACCTGTTGGTCCTATTGGAGCAGTTCTTTTTACTTCCCATTTGACGCCATCCCATATCCAAATATGACCATTAGCCTCGAACTCTTCATTGAGTTCTGGTGGTGATGGGAAATCGATGGCTGCCACTTCGGCTTATCTCCTTAATCGGGTGGATTTTATTATCTTTAACTATTCTAGTGCAATTTTTAGTAAGTCAGATTAATTTAATCCAGCATTTAATTTGTTTGTGTAGGCTTCAGCCCATAATTCTGCTGCTTCAGTAGACTCCCAAGGACCGCTGTGATCTATAACAGAGTCATTAAAAAGAACTTTACACATTGGTGGTGTTCCAACTATTTCATATGTGTACATATTACCTCCTTAGATTGAGTAAGCTATTTTTCCTGAATTACCGACAGCTAGACCTAATTCATTTGTTACGTATAAATCATTTATAGTACTAGAACCAAATGATGAAACTCTTTGATCCCACGAAATACCGTCGTATGATGTTGCTAGTTTTCCACTTGCTCCTGCTGCTATATAAGCAGCATCTTGTTCTTGTGCCACTGCTATGGTTCTAATTGTTGACGATCCAAAACTCGTAAATGGAAATGCTATATCCCACGAAATACCATCGGTTGATATAGTTACTTTTCCTAACTCTCCTACTGCTACATATCTATTGTTTATGTTTGAAACAACGTCAAATATAGATTCTGTAGAAAATCCAGATGTTCTTAAAGTCCAACTTGTACCGTTAGTTGATGTTGCAAGTTTTCCGTCATAACCAACTGCAATTATTAAATTATCGTTAGCAAAAACTTTATTTGTATATGTGGTTCCTAGTGGAGGAGTTCTAAGAGTCCAAGATATTCCATCTGGTGATGTTCCTAGTTTTCCATCGGAAGCGACTGCTATCCAAAGATTTGCTGAAGATGAGTATGTTACAGATGTTATTGCAGCTGAACCAAATCCAGATGCTCTCTGTGTCCAATTTATTCCATTAGTAGATGTTGCAAGTTTTCCTGAACTTCCAGTAGCTACATACAGTTCCTGACCAGCATCATAAGCAATTGAAAATATTTTGCTTGTACCAAAAGAAGAAGTTCTTATAGTCCATGTTAAAAAATCTATAGATGTTGCAAGTTTCCCTGAGTCTCCTACGGCAACATATTTATCTCCGCTATAAATAATTGAATTTATGTTCGATACATTAAAAGAAGTATCTCCAGTTTGAGTCCACGATACTGGTGCAAATGGTATAAATAAGGTTGAATTAAATGCATGGGTTACTGTAAACATTATTTATACTACTAAGTTTCCACTTAGTAACCATGTGTTTGATGAAAGTTTAATTAAAGAGGCTACAGCGTGTTGGGCTTTAGTTTTTAATCTTGTTCCTTCAGATCTTACAGTTACTCCTGCTGCTCCAGTAAATGTAATCTGTCCTAATCCATTTTGACTAACTAAAATTTGAGTGCCCACTGGAAAACTGTACGTTGAGTCGGCTGGAATTGTTAGAGTTACTGCAGTACTTTTAGCTATTTGAACTAATTTACCTATATCTACTGCACTCAATATGTAGTTTTCAGTAGCTATAGAAAATTCTAAGTTATAAAAAGGAGGTCCAGGCACTGTACTTGCTGCACCAGTTGGTCCTGTTGGTCCTTGCGCACCTGTAGGACCCGTAACATTTGAAGCAGCACCTTGCGGTCCCGAAGGTCCTGTAGGTCCTGTTGACCCCGTAGGTCCTGTTACAGTTGATGCAGGTCCCGTTGCACCCGTTGGTCCTGTAGGTCCTACTGATCCAGTAATACCAAATTTCCAACTAGAAAATGTTCCAGATCCATTCACTATATCTACGTTTACTAAAATATCTAAAGAACTTATAGTTAAAATAGTTCCTTCAACGTAAATAGTTGGGGAACCAACGACAAATACTCTTACTCTATTTCCTACAGCATAAGCTCGTATAGAGTTAACTGTAAATAATAAGTTTCCTAAAGACATAGTTCTAGATGTACTAGAAGTGGTGTTGTCGTAGTCACTTCCTGTTAATCCTGTTGCACCAGTTGGTCCCGTGGGTCCTTGTGCACCCGTTGGTCCTGGAGTAGTTGATGCCGCACCAGTCGGTCCCGTAGGTCCAGTTGTACCTCTAAGACCTGTCTCTCCTTGTGAGCCTGTAGCACCAGTCGGACCTGTTGCACCTGTAGGTCCAGTTGGTCCACCTGAAGGTCCCGTAGGTCCTGTTACACCTGTTGCACCCGTAGGTCCTGTAATACTTGCACCAGTAGGTCCTTGTGGTCCTGAAGGTCCAATAAATCCTCTAGGTCCCGTAGGTCCTTGCGGTCCTTGTGATCCAGTAGCACCCGTAGGTCCTAAAGGTCCTGTCTCTCCTATATCTCCAGTATCACCTTTATCACCCTTTGGTCCAGTTGACCCTCTCTCACCTGTTATACCTATTAATCCTTGCGGTCCTGTAGGTCCTTGCGGTCCAGTTGGTCCCGTTGGTCCAGTTACTGTATTTCCTTGAGGTCCTGTTTGACCTCTTGCACCTGTAGGACCTGTTTGACCTATCGGACCAGTTGGTCCTGTTACAGTTGAATTAGCACCTTGAGGTCCAGTCGGACCAGTTGGTCCTGGTAATCCTGTGTTGCTAGAAGCAGATTCAACCCAAAAACCGTCATAATAAACATAAATTTGACCTGTTTCAGCATTGAACCAAGCATCACCTAAATCTGGAGATGCTGGAGGAGTTGCTGAGGATGTACTAAAATTACCTGTTGGTCCTGTAGGACCCGTAACATTTGAAGCAGAACCTTGTGCACCTGTTGGACCAGTAGGTCCTACTACTTCAGAAACTACAAGTTGCCATGCAACGCCATCCCATTCCCATGTGTTTATTCCTGAAGTAAATTGTTGTGCTACTGATGGTGTATCTGGAAAATTAATTGCCATTTACTATACCGTCGCTTCGTATTGAAAATGGATAAGAATTCTATCACTGCTACTAAATAAAAATGGTGTATCAAAAGCTACTGGGAAACCTTCGTCATAAGAAGAAGATTGTCCATGAACCCACATCTCGACTCTACTATCATTATTTTCATTAAAAATTGCTGTACCAAAGTATGTTAAACCTGGACCCTCGTCTCTAATAACTACTTGACCCATTGGCTGATAGTTTTCTGCAATACCTGTTGCTGGTAGAGAGAAAAAATATTTACCAGTTCCTCTATTGAATCCAACAGTTCCAGCAACCATTCTTATTTCACCAACAATAGTTGCACCTAAAGCGACATACCTTCCTGTAATACTTCCATTTCCTATTGCTGGCTGTGTAGCACCACTTGAAGTCCATGTTGGTGTGTAAGTAGTCCATGCAGTAAAACCAAAAGTACCTGCAGGTCCAGTTGCACCTGTTGGTCCCGTTACTGTACTTGCAGGTCCTGTCGGTCCAGTAGGTCCAAACGGTCCTGTAGGTCCTGTTGAACCAATTGCTGTTGAATCTAAACCTGGGGCACCAGTTGGTCCTGTTGGTCCAACGGCGCTAGTACGAACTAGACGCCATGCGGTTCCATTCCAAATATAAGTTTGAGTACCAAAGGTGTAAGTATCATTTACTGTAGGTGTACTTGGAAAATCAATAGGCATTACTTACCTCCTTTGTTTGTGTATTTAAATTCTATACTTAGTTTGTTAAGTTTCACTGATATAACTTCCCGTTAGGTATATAAGTGTTGTTACATCAAAACCTGTTGGGGCAGCATTTGTTACTGCTGTGTATAGTCCACTAGTTCCTAAAAAGAATAAGTTAAGAACTGCAAGACCCTCGGCATTAGTTCCAACTAGTAAATAAGAGTTTGCACCTTTAGTTATTTTTCCAGTAAATGAATAACTTTTTCCACCTTCAGGTAAATCTGGGAGTGTAATTCTGTATTGACCTGTACCAAAGTTAGCAACTGTAGCGCAATCAACTTTAATACTAAAATTAACTACATTTCCATATTTAGAGTAGAAACCTTCTATGGTTCCACCTACTGGGTTAGTAGATGCTCCAGTCCATAATGGTGTGTATGAACTTGTGAGTGGTTCTCCTTCTGGTCCTTGCGGTCCAGTTGGTCCCGTTGGTCCTTGTTTGTCTATAATATCTATTGTTCCAAAAACAGCCGAATTTGTTACGTCTTGGTAGATAATTGAGTTTGGTGCATTTAGTGGTACATCATAAGTAATTATTGTGTTAGTGCTTGTTTCATTTCTACCACTAGTCGTATTGTTGTTAGTTGTTCCTGGAACTGTTGTAACACTTCCAGATGAAAGTCTTAGTGCTAAAGAGTTGGTAAGTAATACTCCACTAACATCTATATAAACTCTTTCACCACGTACAACGGTTAACGTTGGGTTTGCTCCACTTGTTCCTGCAACGAAATATTCATCTGGACTTTCAAGATTACTTGAAATTACAAAACTAACTCCACCTTTAGGTCCTGTTGGTCCTGTCGAACCTGTTGGTCCAGTTACTGTGCTTGCTGGTCCTTGCGGTCCCGAAGGTCCTGTAGGTCCTGTTGGCCCAGGGACAGTTGACGGCTCGGTTGATACTGGTCCCGTAGCACCAGTTGGTCCTGTTGGTCCAGTTACTGTGCTTGCTGGTCCTGTAGATCCAGTAGGCCCTGTTGGACCTGTTGCACCAATAAGTGCACCTGCTTCAATCCAACCATCTTCTGATGTATAAATGTATATAGTCTGCTCATCTAAAATTACATAAAAATCTCCAACAGCTCCAGGCGATGCTCCTGCAGCAGCGGCAAATGCTTCGTAATTTTCGTATTCACCTTTAGCTGTGCTTCCAAAACCTTGTAATCCTTGTGCACCCGTCGGACCAGTTGGTCCTGTGTCTCCTTGTGCTCCAACTGTTCCATTTGTACCACTTGCACCCGTAGGTCCAGTTGAACCTGTTAACCCAGTCGCACCTGTCGGACCAGTTACACCTTGCGCACCAGTTGGTCCTGTTGCTCCACCAAATTCTGAAGTACCAATCTCAACCCAATAATTGTCATAATAAACATAGACAGCACCAGTGTCTGTATCAAACCAAGTTTGACCAGGGGCTGGAGATACTGGAGGAGTTGCTGAAGAAGGTGCGATAGCACCAGTTGGTCCTTGCGGTCCAGTTGGACCTGTTGGACCAGTTGGACCAGTTGCACCTACTAAACCTCTAGGTCCTTCAGCACCTGTAGGTCCCGTTGGTCCTGTTGGACCTGTACTTCCTGTAGGTCCTGGAACTGTTGAAGGCTGTGTTGATACTGGACCAGTTGGACCAGTTGCACCTGTTGGTCCAAGGACAGTTGATGCGGGTCCAGTTGCACCTGTAGGACCTGTTGGTCCTGTAGGACCTGTTGCACCTGTTGGCCCTCTATATCCTGTAGGTCCTGTTGGTCCAGGCACTGTACTTGTAGGACCAGTTGATCCTGTTGCACCCGTCGGACCAGTTGGTCCAATTGGTGCAGCTCCTACTTCAACCCAGAATGAATCGTAGTAAACATAAACTTTTCCAGTCGTACTGTTAAACCAAGCATCACCTGCGTTGGGAGATGCTGGAGGAGTGTTAGCTGAAGTTGTAAATTGTCCATCTGGACCTGTAGCACCTGTTGGTCCAGTCGGTCCAGTTACATTTGATGCTTCACCAGTCGGACCAGTTGCACCAGTCGCCCCAGTCGGTCCAGTTACAGTACTTGCGGCACCCGTTGCACCCGTCGGACCTGTCGGACCTTGAATGTTTCCAACATTGTCCCACTCACTATTAACATTGTCCCAAACATATAAATCTCCAGCTACTAAATATCCGTCTCCAGGATTTCCTGTTGGATTAGCTGCTTCTAGTTCTTCTATTGTGTTGTAGGAACCAAGAATTGATACGCCAGTTCCTTGTTCACCTTGCGCACCCGTTGGGCCCGTTACACCTTGGGCACCCGTTGGACCTGTATCGCCAGTTAGTCCAGTCGGACCTGTCGCACCTGTTGGACCTGTAACTGTAGATGCGGCACCTGTTGCACCTGTTGGACCTGTATCACCTGTAAGACCAGTAGGTCCCGTTACGCCTTGTGCACCTGTAGCACCCGTAGGTCCTGTTGCTCCAGTGTCGCCAGTTGGACCTGTAGATCCAATGCTTGAAAATAATCTCCAAAAATTAACATCTGTTGGTACTGCTGTAGTTGTGTTAAGGGCTACATATGTAGATCCTTGATAACTAACAATTTCATTTACGTAATAAGTATTTCCTTCTACATGAGCACCAGTAAAAGTAAAACCTGATCCAGTAGGTCCAGTTGCGCCTGCAGCACCTGTTGCACCCGTAGGTCCAGTTACAGTACTTGCGGCACCAGTCGCACCAGTTGCACCAGTAGGTCCCGTAGCACCTGTATCTCCCTGTGCACCTGTAGGACCAGTAACTGTTGAAGCCGCACCCGTTGCACCTGTAGCACCTGTAGGACCTGTATCTCCAACTGCACCCGTAGCACCAGTCGGACCCATTACAGTGCTTGCTGCACCAGTTGGTCCAGTAGCACCTGTTGCACCAGTCGGACCCGTTACAGTGCTTGCTGCACCAGTTGGTCCAGTAGCACCTGTAGGACCTGTATCTCCAGTTGTACCTGTAGGACCTGTTGAACCTTGTGCACCTGTAGGACCTGTTGAACCAGTTAGTCCTGTTGTACCAGTTGCACCCGTAGGTCCTAATGCTCCTTGTGCACCTGTTGCACCTGTAGGACCTGTACTTCCTTGAATACCTTGTTCACCTTGCGCACCCGTTGGACCTTGCGCACCTGTTGGACCATTAGCACCCGTTGGTCCTGTTGGACCTGTACTTCCTGTAGGTCCCGTTACTGTAGATGCTTCACCTTGCGCACCTGTTGCACCTGTAGGACCAGTGCTTCCTGTAGGACCTGTAGGTCCTTGATCACCAACATCACCAGTTCTTGCAAAAGTTAAAAGTACATCTTCGTTACTGTCAAATGAGTTTGCTAAACCTGTTAGATAAGTTATTGAAACTTTAAAATAACCAGTAGCTTCAGTAATTGAGTTGATTGCAAAAATAGCAAAATCATTTGTATCTAGTTTGTTGTAAATCTTAAAGTGACCTTTTAGTGCACTTGTAGAGTCATCAATAGTTCTTAAAAATGCTTGTATATCGATTGCGCCATCTGCTTCATCATCGATGTACATAAATGTTGCACCATCAATAAGTGCATTATTAAATTTAACTTTTCCTACACCAGGATCACTATCAGATGTATTAGTGCTAAATGTGTAATCAAATGTAGCTCCACCAAAACTACCTGCTGGTCCAGTTACACCTTGCGCACCTGTTGCGCCAGTTGGGCCTGCTACACCAGTTGCACCAGTTGGACCTATTAGTCCTTGTGCACCAGTCGCACCAGTTGGTCCCGTTACTGTTGAAGCTGCACCAGTTGCACCAGTGGCTCCAGTCGGACCTGTATCTCCTTGTATACCTTGTGCACCTTGAGGACCTACTTCTCCTTGTGGTCCTGTAGAACCTATACTTCCTGCAGCTCCTGTTGCACCCGTTGCACCAGTAGCGCCTGCCGCACCTGTTGCGCCAGTTGGGCCTGCCGCACCTGCAGCGCCAGTTGGTCCAGTTGCACCTGCGGCTCCTGTAGCACCAGTTGAGCCTGTAGGTCCAACAAAGGGTCCAGCGTCAATCCATGAAGAAGTATTTTCAGACCAAATGTAAAGATTTGTACCTATTACATAAGCATCTCCAGGGTCACCTGTTGGATGTGCTGCTTGTAGTGCACCTAATGTGTTAAAACTTCCAAGTACACTAACACCGTCTCCTGCTGGTCCTGTTGGACCTTGCGGACCGACGGGTCCTCTTGCAATGTCTGTTCCTACTGAAGAACTTCCAGATTGTTCTATGGTGTCTAGTCTTGTTATATTTACATCGGACTCATCTCCGAGTGGGAGGTAAAATTTAAAATCGTAAGGTTTTGCACCTCTAATTCTTACTCTTGCTGTGTAGTACCAACCTCTAGGACTTAAATCTAAATCGTCTGTGCAAGGGAGTTCAACTGAAAATGATCCCTGAGTGTTTAAAGTTACTTGTATAGGACCAGAAAGAATAATTGCATCTTCTGCGTCTTCAACTCTGCTTGAGGCTGTAAAAGTTACTGTTCCAGAGGCAGGTAAACCGTTAACTTTGGTGTATTGACCAATGACGTTTCTAGTGGAAACATCAACAGGGTAGGCCATTTACACTCCATAAAAATTAAATGAGAAAACAACTGAGGTGCAATCAGTTTTCTCGACCATCTATATATTACAGGTGTTTCTATACCTATTATTTGGATTAAGTACACATTTTTGTGTAGCTATCTAACCGTTCCGATAATACTTATGTCTTTTCTAGGGTCGTGACCAGAGCCTATTACCATACTTAATACCCCTGGAGGTGATTCTAAACCACTTTTTTCACGAAACCAGGAGGACCCAGGATCGGTGGTCGGGGCCTGCACCCAAAAACGAGATCCAATATCCATACTTTTAAAATTATGATAATGCCCAGAAATCCACACGTCGCAACCCCCGATTGGAGTTTGTCCCGCTGCTTGTCCTGATAAGTACTTAAGAACGTCTCTTCCTGCTTGATGACCATGAAAAATGCCTAACATTGTTCCACAAATATTTACTGAAACAGTGTTTGTGTCTTTTGCTGGAAATCTAAACTCTACATGAGATAAATTTTCGTTTTCTGCGCAAGCATCTTGTACAGCACTAGCAATCTCAACATTCCATCCATCTGATGGGTCAGCCGTTACTTGGCGAGTAGATTCGTCGTGATTTCCATTAACTACTGGGACAATTAAATTTTCACACAGTGGTGCAAATGCTTTGATTTGTGCTAGTAAAAGTCTTCTGGCAACTCTAGTTTGCTCGGTGATGCCTAAATCTGATGCTGCTTGTCCTTGAAGTCTTCCGTGTTGAGAAACATTTCCTTCTACGTGATCCCCAGGAAGAGCCAGAACTATCGTCCCAATTTTTCTTCCAATTTTTCTTAATTCTTGAAGTCTGTGTATTCCACCTTCTGTAGTTTCTAAAATTCTTTTTACAGATCCAGCTGTTCCATCGTCTCCAGATTTTTTACCAATTTGTTGATCGCTGGGGGCAAATATGTATGCTAACTCTCCAGTTTCTTGTTTTTGTCCTTTTGAAGGTTTCCATTTTTTAATTTCATCTACTAAAGCCTCTACATCTAAATCAGAAGATTCTCTATTTACTAACGGTATTAAATTTAATCTGTAGGCTTCTAACCACTCGCCATCAAATTTTTGCCACCTTGATCTTCTAACAGATGTGACGCACCATGTGTTTGGATCTAAGTCAAACTCTTTAAGTAGTTGTTCGGAGTCTGGAGTCTGTCCTGCTGGTCTTGGGGTTGATACTAAAAATCCACCGCTATCATCTATTTCCATTCTTGGCTTCCAAGATTCTGGGGTGTTGCTTGCTTTTGTGTCAGAGACGCTTGGACCTGGACTAACTAAAGCGTAAAATTTTTCTGTAAGAGTTTCGTCAGACATTAATTTCCTCTGAGTGTGTAGATCTTGTGGATTTACCTACAAAGCATCTGCATTGTTTTCTTCTATGTAGGGCGATAGACGCATAGGCTATGTCATACCCCTCGCTTAAAAGAACATTTTGAATTTGTCTATTTGAGATTCTTCGAGAATCTGATGTTTTAACGGCTAGAACTGCCTCTAATGCTTTTACATCTTTATCTGGCATATCTTTTAATATTTTTGCAATTCCGCAAGGTAAGCCTGATTCTGATGGAGCAATGTCAGAAAATCTATCTGAAAGACTCATTGAAAGATCCTCTCTACTGTTGTAGTAATGTTTGTTATCTCTCAGTTAACAAATTTAACAGAAGTAAGTCAATAAGTCCCTTATTCAGTAGATTTTGAGTACAGCGTGTCGGAACTGTTTTGGAAAGAGAAAATGCTCTAAAACTCGACTTATTTGGTCAGATTATGCTGATTTATTGGATTTAGTTTTTTTAACTTTTGCGGTTTCTTTCTTTATAATGTGTGTCACTAATAAATCTTTTAGCTCTAGATTCTCTGACTTAATGTGCTTAAGAGTGTTTTCAATTTCATTTACTTTTCTAGCTACATCTGGAAGACTTAGGCCTCCATTAGCGCTTGGGTGTATTGGGGCAGTTGCTTCACCAATTTCCTCTTTTATTACGCTTCTAAGTTGTCTCATCCACCATCTCGAGAACCCTCTAGCAACAGTATAAAAAGTTATAATAAAAACTAAGATTGCCGTGGCATCACCAATGTCAAAACCTACTGTGCCAGGTTCCCACCAAGTGTTGCTTATAATAAAATCCACTTAATACCAATCTTGACTATAAATAACTAATATCTATAAAATATACCATGAAACACGCGACTCGCTTATACGACTCTAGTTCTTGTAAATGAGCTTTAGTTTGTATACTCTTAATTCTTAACATACTGAATAAACTAAACAAAATGACAAAGAGGGTCTAAGTGTTTGACACGCAAAAGAGGGTTAGTGCAAGGGCAATAGCTCTTCATTATGGTTTACCTCAAAATGTGGTTTATAGAGCAATTAGCTCAGGAGAACTTCCAGCGGCTTCAATAAAAACTAAAAACAAAACAAGAGCATATATTCTTCCGCAAGATGCAGAAGTTTGGTTTAACTCTTTACTAGAAAACAAAAATTTTAAATCTTTAATGGAGACAAAATGAGTAACCATAAAGATGCAAATGGAAGACTAGCTAGTGCTGCTACTTGGTATGCAAACATAGATTGGAAAATTCTTCCGTGCTACGGAATTATTGATGGCAGATGTACTTGTAGTCAGCCTCACGCTGAGCCAAAAGATATGGGAAAGCATCCAAGTATTGACCAGTGGAATACACGAGCCACGTCTGATGTAAATCAAATATCAAATTGGTGGAACTCTAATCCAGAAAATAATATTGGTGTTTACTGTGCTCCTAGCGGTTTTTTTGTAATCGACATTGACCCTAGATCTGGTGGCGTTGAATCTTTTGACAAATTTGAATCTTATGTAGATGGTGCACTTCCTCCAACAGTAGAAGCCTTTACTGGTGAATACAACGTTCAAGGAAAAATTGTTAGAGGTAGACATCTTTTCTATAAGTGTGATCCAACAGAAGAGTTAGTTGGAAACTTAATTAAAGCTGGATTTAAAGGCGTAGATATTAAACATAATGGATATGTTCTTATCTCTCCTTCTCGTCATTTTTCTGGGAATTGCTACGACTGGAAGAGTGGTCATGCCCCTTGGGAAATTGAAATGGCAGAGGCCCCAGAAGAACTTCTATCTGTAATCAGAAAACGTTCAAGAAAAATTGGTAGTAGAACTTCTTTAGGTACCACCGATTGGGACGAAATATTTGGAGATCTTGATTACGAAAAAGATCGAGTAGATATTGAAAGAATGATGAAAGAGGGTATAGATGAAGGCTCTCGTGCTGTAGATATTTACAAGTTAACTTGTGCTCTTGCTAATAAATATGGAGTAGAAGATGATCTAAAGAAAAAAGCTATTGAAGTTTTAATGATGGAGTTTAATCACACTAAAGTTAGACCTCCTCTTCCATTAGAAGGAACTAACGGTTTACTTCACCATGTCCGTAGAGCAATAGATTTTGTTTCTGCTAATCCAATAATTGGAAAAATTGCACCTAAAACTCTTGAGTGGTTACAAACTACTGGAAGAAAAATATCTGAAAATTCAGGAACTGAAACTAAAACTGTAGAAAGATCTCTACAACCTTTAACTGGTGTAGTTAGACCTCAGATAGTAACAACTAATGCTGCTCTACCAGGAACTATTGCTGGGTCAATTGCTGAGTCTATTGAAAATGGTGACTCTATTTCATTTGCAACTTCTCTACATAACATGGATGTTCCTTTAGATCCAGATGCTGTATCTGAAAATGACGGTGGAGAAATAGGTGGTCGTTCTATGACAGACACTGGTAATGGTCGTAGATTGATAGATACCTTTGGTCAAATTATTCGTTACTCGGAAGGTTTGGGTTGGTTTCAATGGGATGGAACTTGTTGGTTACCAGACAAGGAAGCACTTGGAGTTCAAGAACTAGCAAAAAACTTAGCGTCAATAATTAGTCAAGAAACTAAAAATTACGAAAGTAATACCGATAAGCAAATGGAAATTATAAAATTTGCACACTCTTCTAAATCAAATGCAAGAATTGACGCTTCAATTAAAAGTGCTAACTCTGATCCAAGAATTATGGTTCCAGTTGAAAAGTGGGATTCTGATGAGAATTTGATAGGTGTTGCAAACGGAGTTATAGATTTAAAAACTGGAGAACTTCTAAAAGGTCGTCCAGATTTGTACATCAGCAAAAGAGCTCCAGTTTCTTACAGCCCAGGTATAAGAAATATTAGGTGGGAACAATTTATTGATTTTGCTACTGGAGGAGATAAAGAACTTCAAGACTGGATCCAACGCGCTGCTGGTTATACATTAACTGGCTCTCGCAAGTACGACGTTATGTTTTTAGTTTATGGCCCTGCTGGCTCTGGTAAAAATACATTAGTTGAAGCAATAGTTAAAGCTTTAGGTACAGATCAATATGCTTTTCCTTTTGATTCAACAATTTTGGCTCAGGGAGACGGTAAAGCAAATAGTTCTGATTTATACCATTGGGCAGAACTTCGTGGTAAAAGAATGATTTGGGTCGACGAATTACCTGATTCAGAAAGACTCAAAGAAAACTCTGTTAAAAAATTAACTGGTTCATCTGAAATTTCTGCTCGTTCTCCTGGTGGTAGACCTTTCAGTTTTTCTTCTAGAGCAAAGCTTTGGATTACAACTAACCACAGACCAATTATCAATGATGATGCTATGTGGCGTCGTATTAGAGCAATACCTTTAACAAAGGTGCCAGAAACATCTGACCCTGATCTAAAAGAATATATTTTTAGTCCAGAGGGTGCTTTGCCAGCAGTCCTTGCTTGGGCTGTTGAAGGTGCTGTAAAAATTCTTAGTTCAAGTTCTAGAGATGCTTTAGGAATGTGTACTGCTGTTAAAGAAGCATCAGAAATGTATCGTAAAACTGAAGACAGAATTGGTATGTTCCTTGATGAGGAAACTAATGCTGTTGATGGAGCAGTAGTTAGTATTAAAGAACTTTATGGTACTTACCAAATTTGGAGTGATTCTCGTGGTGAGAGGGCTATGACACAAATTGCTTTCGACAAAAAACTTCGTGAAAGAGGTTTTGACGTTGTAGGAAATGGTAGTCAAGCAATTATAAATAACCTTTCTCAAAAGCCAAGGGCAGTTAGAAGTCCTGAAGAAAACTGGTCTCATCTAACAAGAAGTGCTTCATTTAACAAATACTAAAAATCACCTCTTAAAAAATAAGGTATTTTATAGGTATCTAATTTTTAAGGAAGGTAATAAATGGTCTGGCCTGTACCAAAAAACTATAAAATCACGACTGCTTTTGCAAAACCAGGAAAAATGTGGACAACAGGACGCCACGAAGGAGTAGATTTTGCTGCTCCAGTTGGAACTCCTGTTTATGCTGCTGGAGATGGCAAAGTAATTGGAACTGGTATTTGGGGAAGTGCTTACGGAAGTAAGTCTCTTGTAATTCAACACGGAAAACTTTATGTTATGTACGCTCATATGAGCGAGTTATTTGTTAAAAAAGGTGACACCGTTAAAGGTGGACAAGAAGTTGGAAAAGTTGGTAAAGAAGGAAATGTTACGGGTCCTCATCTTCACTTAGAGGCTCAAGCAAAACCAACTTGGACTCGTGGTGGTGGAATTGATCCAGCAGAACTTCTTGCAAGTGGCGGAGGTTCGGCTCCAGTTGCCGCTGCTCCAGTTGCCGCTGCTCCAGTTGCAAATCCAAAAGCATACCCTGGTAATCCAGTAAAACTTGGAGATAAGGGTCCTCACATTGCTGAACTACGTAAAGCATTGGGTCTTAGTGCTGGTACTACTTATGATGCTAAAGCTGTCGAGGCTGTTAAAAAAATTCAAGCAGCAAATAAAGCTTTGGGTACTCCAGATGGAGTTATTGGTCCAAAGAGTTGGAAAGCAATCGTAAAATAATTAAGGATTAATAATCCTTGCACCGCGGCTGCCAGTTGAACTTCTAAAATTAGGAATTCTTCTGGCAGCTGGTGATTTTGCAGTAATTCTTCCACCCATAAATCCTTGTGGTGGTTTAATTAATAACGCAGTGAGAGCATGAACTAGTGCGTCTACTCTGTCTGGAGATTTACTTGCATTTTCTGGTATCCATGAAGTCATTTGAGATTCTAAATCAACTAAGTAACCTATGTGGTGAACTCTTTGCTGTTCATAAGATAAAACTATAGGTTCTGCGCGAAGTGCTTTTCCATATTTTGAATGAACTTCTAAAACTTTAACATTTGGATCAATCGCATTAATTGCATTACGAACAAGTGCTCCACCTTGATTTACTTCAGCTACAACAGGTGCGCCCCATCGACGAGCCATCTCAACTACTTTATTAGCCCACACTTCAGGAGAGCCGTGAATTGAAGCGTCTTCTAAAATCCATGCATGACGTTTGTATAAATCTCTATCTGCAGTAGAAGCGCAAACAACAATTCCGCACTCATCTCTTGGATTTTCAGCAACTGATGGATCAACGCCAATAACTCTTAATGGTGCTTGAGGTGGAAGAACTCCTTGACGAGAAGATTCAATCATTTCAATAGTCCACAAAGCACCTTCAACGTCATCAAGCATTTCACCATAAAGTTCTTGTTGGGCTAGACGAGTTCCTTCGTAAACTCCAGTAATTGCTTGTAGATATGCTTCAGATAAGTTACCAGCATTATCTAGTGTAGAACCTTTAGAGATAATTACTCTTCCAGTTTTTTCTGCTTCTGAAATTAAATTATAAAGAACTGGTACACGTTTTGGTGTTGTAGTTGCAATAATTTGTGGATTAGAACCAAGACGAGCAGATACACGCAAGTTATCCCAAGATGTCATACCAGCGTTGTCTGGGGTTTGACGCCATGCTGCTAATTCGTCTGCCCATGCGTAGTGACATTGAGGACCACGAAGTCCGTCTGGTTCGTCTGCAGTAAAAAGTGTTGCTGTGTTTCCATTAGGCCAAGTTAGTCTTCGTTTAGATGGTTCGTAATGTGGTTTTTCACTAGGTGGTGATACAGAAATAATTCCGCTTTCACCTTCAACAATTACATCTCGCACGTCTGCAGCAGTACGAGCAACTAAAGCAAAACGAAGTTGTCCTTCATTTGTGTATTTTGCTTTCTCTCTTACCCACTCGGCTGCACTTCTAGTTTTTCCAGCACCACGACCTGCAAGATATAACCAAATGCTCCAGTCTTTTGTATTTGGAGGCATCTGCTCTGGTCTGGCCCAAGAGGACCAGTCCCATTGCAGAGCGTCCATATCAACGTTTGCTAATACAGCACGACGTTCTTCTATGGGCAGTGCAGCCACAGTTTCCATAAGGCTTTTACCCATTTGTAACTACCGCTTTCTTCTCTGCAAACTTCTCTGTACTCCATAGTATAGGGGAGCGGCAGAACTTAAACCTATCTCTTTTGCAAGATTTGAAAGAGGAACTCCTCTAACGTATTCTTCTGCAAGTTGATCGTGGTACTCTTCAACACTTTTATCTCTTGCTTTTTCTACTCTTTTAGCAGATGCTGTGATTTCTTTTTCTGTATATTTAACTCTTTTTGGCTTAACTGATTCAACTGTTATGTCTTTCATAACGATTCTTCTTCTTAAACCAGCGTAAGCAACCTTTAGTTCGTCTGCTAGTTGAGGTAAACTTCCACCTTTTTCGTAATACTCAAGCAGTAGTGATGTGTATTGACGACTTGCTTTATGTTGAGGTGTGTTTTGTGTTCTAGAACCATAGGCTTTTTTAGCCAGTGGAAGAATAGGTTTTATCTTATTTGCGTACTGAACTGTCAGTTCGTCTTTCATTTACTTCCTTCTTTTAAGTTCCAGCTTAAGTGTCCTATCTATTCTAGAACGCTATCATATACTTTTTAGAAGGTCAAAATGGGGGTTATTCGTCCTTTTCCATTCTTAGAGGTAGGGAGATAATCCATATTGTTAGGGCTAAAAGGGTTGCGTACCCTACTATGGTTTTTGCGGATCCCTCAAGTGTTACCCAAGCGATGAACATACCTAGCAATGTCCACATTTCGGCTATCAAATCTTTTACTACTGCCCATACTGCTTTGGCTGTTTTTACTACTAAAAACAATAAAGTTTTGACTATTTTTACAACTACAGCCCACACTGCTTTGGCTGTTTTTACTACTAAATTTTTTACAAATGTGTAGATTTTATAAGGAACTAAAAGTATAGTTTTAACTATCTTTACAACTGTATTTAGAACTAGTTTATATAGTTTTACTATTAAACTTTTTACATATTTATAAATTTTGTATGGCAATGAAACTACACTTTTAAATACATTAGTTGCAAGGGCAGGCAACTTTTTCATTTTGTTTTTAGAAGTTTTATTCTTTGTTTTTTTAGCGTGTAGCATTTTCAGGGTCTTTCCTCCAGATTATAATTTTATAGTTTTTTGTAAGTTTCTATCTTTTAAAACTTCGTACATTACGCCTTACTTTTCTATACTTTCTAGTTTTTTTAATTCTTTTTTTCGGTTTAGACCTTTCACTACCAGCAGGAATTTCTCCTCCGCCTCCAGAACCGCCTGAACCGCCTGAACCGCCTGAAGCTCCTGAAGAACCAGATCCTCCTGTAGAAGCAGCTGCAATAGATGCTGCAGCAGCAATCTGTGTCACAACTACTGAGGCAACAACTACCGTTTGCGCTTCTTCTCTTTCTTCAGTGTTCATATCCGCACCCACTTGACCTAATGCTTCTAGTACTTGACCTGCGTCAGAAGAAAACGCAGCGGCTAGAGCTGACAAATCTGACAGTTGTTCAAATACGAGTGCTATACCTGCTTCTAAATTAACGCCTTCTCGGTATTCAATAATTTGATCTGGATCTAACTGCTCTAAAAACTCTAAAGTTTGCTCATCAGTTAATCCTTCAAGTAAATCTGCTACTGGCATTGTTTCGTCTACTTCATAATTTTCAATCAATAATGCTGCAATATCTTCTAACTGCTCGTCCGTAATCTCTTCTTCAGTACCTAATAATTCTTCAATTGCATTATCAATCTCTTCTTCAACTAATATAATTTCTTCTATTGGCGTTGGTTCTAGCGTAGGCTCTATGGATGGTGATTCACTTTGGATAGGTTCAGGTATTGGCGTTGGCTCTGGGTCCAGAGTTGGTTCAACGCTTTCGACTGGTTCAGGGCTAAGACTTGGCACAGGTTCTGAGGTTGGCTCTGAAGTCGGTGTAGGTGTAGGCGTAGAAGTTGGAGTTGGAGTTGGAGTTGGAGTAGGTAAAGTTGGTATAAATAATTCAACTATATTTGAATCACTAGAATATACAGACAGAGTATTATTATCTGATCTAATCTTAAATTGATAGTTTTTTCCTAATCCTCCAGTTGTTGAGAATACTTCTGGTGATAAGTACGAATTTGTTTCTTGTGAACTTATGCCCCAACCATCCGATACAAAGTTTGTTGTAGACCAACTAATTGCATAACTTTCAACTGCTGTCCCACTACTAACTGGTGCATTCCAAAGTAACTCTACATTTCCTGCAGATAATAATGTTGCGGTTAAGTTTTGTGGTGGATTTAGTGAAGGCGTAGGAGTTGGAGTAGGCGTAGGTGTAGGAGTTGGAGTAGGTGTAGGAGTTGGAGTAGGGCTTGCTACAGGAGGTTCAGTAATAGTTTGAACAGTTAATGGTTGGATAGGCCCATTTTGAATGTATCTTGCACCATACCTAGCATTTGCTGGTGCACTAGAACTTACTTCATAGGTTGGTTGCCATGTGTAATTTATTGGATTTACTTCTGCCAACATTCTTATGTAGACAGGGTTTCCTGATGATTGACCCCATGGTAATACTTTCCAATCTACGCATATAGAAGTTGCTGTAGAGCCATATCTAACATATAAATTATTTCCGTATCCCCATCCAGGACTCCATACTCCAGGAGTTTCTTGATTTGGAAAAGCGTGATAATCAAAGGACGCTATAGAAATAGAGGGAGTTGGTGGGTAATCCCAGAATGTATAGTCTCCTTGACCAAAAGTTATTGTTCCTTTTGGACTTACATAAATATTGTTTGTATAAACCGTTCCACCCCATTCAAGAGGTGTATTTAGATTCATTAAAAACGCTTGATCGCCACCGTTAACTTGATGAGTATCGCAGGGCGCGGCAGTAGATCCAGAGCTTTTATTACTATCTAAAAACACTAAAAAGCCAAGTGTTAATGTAAATACAAGAAAAGCTCTAACTAAACTCTTAATCAAATAAAACTCCAGCGAGTGTGTCCAATACTCTCTATATCTATTTTACATGTTAAAAGAGTTAACTACTTACTCCAAAGATTTTTTATACGACAAATACACATGTCTAACTGTTGATGCATGCCATTTACTGTCTTTTTTAACTGTTGGAATATTTTCTTTGTTTAACATTTCTGCAATCCGTCCAAAAGATAAACCTTTTAATCTGTGCTCGTAAATTCTTATTCTCACATCATCTGTAAGTATTGGTTTAGGACCTAAATCAATACCCCACTTTTTATTGTTATCTCTTCTATCTTGATGGACATCTCTTTGACGAAGTGAAATCATTCCTCGTTCCATCTCTGCCATTGCAGACATAATGGTTACAACGAAGCGACCTTGATAGGTAGCAGTATCTAAACCTAAGTCGAGCATGGCTAAACGCCAGTTGTATTTATGAGATCTATCAACAATGCTTAAAAAGTCTCTAGTTGATCTAGCCAACCTATCCAAACGAGTGACATAGAGAGCATTGGCTTTACCTTCATCTAAATCCTCTAAAGCCTGTCTTAGAACTGGTCTACCTTGAATGCTTTTACCTGAGCGACCTTCTTCCCTAAGCATTACTACTGTGTAGCCAGCGGCTTCTGCAGCAGCTTTAAGTTGCTTTTCTTGGGCATCAAGACTTACTCCGTCTTCAACTTGCATTTGAGTTGAGACTCTTGCATAGCAATATGCAACACCTGGTAAAACTGTTTTTAATACTTCAGTCATTTGTCGCTCCTATTTGACTAAAGTATACACACTTAACCTGAAAATACATACACACTTAGACTTAAATATGTATGGAATATGTACAAGAACATGTACAAGATTTGTAGCTAGCCTGTGGATAACTTTTAAAAACGCTATTTTTCGGCCTCTCGCTCCGTTATGAAAGGAAGCGGGAGAGTGGGGAAAAAATGTGTGTGTTTGGGTTTATCTTTATTTTCTACATTCTTTACATATGGTGCCCCACTCATTTGCTGAGTCAGCATCAACCATTTGATTTGGTGGTGAAACCATTAAATCGTGATAGTTAGTGTCCCAAGTGGATGAATCGTTTTTGTCATCTTCTTCATAATCATCCCAAACGGCTGTGTACATATCTGCATACGGAGAAAACTTTCTTGCCAACCAACCAGACGCATCCATAGCTCTATTTGAGATCCAGCGAACAACTGAACCTTTGTCTACTTCTACTTGCTTTACAAAATCCACACCAACACTCCTTCCTTAAAACCTAATTTTTCGGCCTCTCGCTCCAACATAATAATAGGGCAAAAAAGCAAGGAAGGGAAGGAAGGTTGTGTTTTGGTGTGTTTTGGCTATAGTTTCTTTGCTTTGATCTGTCTTCCATCTAGAACAATAGGACCTTTACTGTCATGCCAAATCCAAAAACCGATTGGCATAGATGGATCAGAATTAAACGTGTGTGACCAATGTAGATGATAGTTTTTTCCATCCCAGCCGCCGATGTTCTTATCATCGTGACCAGTTTCATCTAGTTTGTCAGTACCTGGGTAGCGACCAAATCTTCCTCTAAGAACTTTTCCACCAACGCCAAATTCTATTCTTAGAACAGTTGTCCATTGCCATACACCAGCGCTGTCTACCTTGTACGAGATACCTTTAGGGTACTCAACCCAAGTCCAAACTTTAGGTGGAACTGATTGCTTAGACTTACCACTTTCTACTTTCCATAAATTTGACACTGTTATTACTCCTTAAAACCCTGCACTAGTTGTGTAAAACAATTATTACACAAACAAAGCAACCTCATTTACTTCAATGAATTTTGGTATCCTCCACAGATAAGGCACATGCCGTAATCTGAAAACTTATGCCCGCTTGGAAGGCAGCCGTTTGGTAGCGCGTCTTCTCCAGCACTAAACCACTCTTTAATCTTTTTTACTATATCTTTACTTTTCATAGTTACGTAAAATCTCGTTATTTTCTTCAACTGTGTGGTCAAGGTATTCTTTGTAAGTACCAAACTTTTTGTCGTTTTCTTCTCTACCCTCACGGATAATCTCTGCAATATCTTCTGGAGCCAAGTTAGGTCTATGCATTTCGCCAAAACTACTAGTTCTCTTGTTGTACCTATCCATCATGGATTTAATGGCTTTTTGGTCGTACTTCTCTGATTCTTCTAAAAAGAAATTAACCACTTCTTCAGTGTTTAAATAATCTATATCTATTCTCTGTCCAAAGCGTTTAACAAAACTCTTGTGTAAACTCTTTGCCTTCGGGGTTTCTAACATGATTCTCCTTGCCTCTGCAGGTTTATACAGGTTTCGCAAAGACTACCGTGAATAAGAACAGAACCGATATTAGCAAAATACTCATGAAAGATACTTATCCCCCTCTTCTTACATGAATCACACTCGTCTGAGTTGTATTCGGCAGAGGCTTTTTCTAAAGCTTGTACACAATCAGAGCAACCAAGAAAATCAGACTGCCCTACAAAAACACACCAAACTGTAGGATTATCAAAATCTACATGTGGGCAAAACTCTAACTTATCGAACTCTTGTCTATCAATCATCCACCTTAACTTTTTAAGCACAGGTGTACTCATATAAGTATTTACATCAAAACTTTTAACTCTTACTTCTGCTGGCTGATGAGGAATATTTACAGATGCTTTATGGAAAATATCTCTTGCTTGTTCCGTGGCTGCTTCAAGTTGCTCTTCCATTCGAGACATGCGAAGACGCTCTATGGCTTCATCTTCTTCATTATCCATGAGCAACCTTTTTCTATATAATAAAAAACTTTACTTTTTTGGCCTCTGGCTCCGATTAAAGAGTAGGGGGAATACGGACGGGGGAGGGTTGTGTGTTTTGGGGGTAGTTTTCTGTGTCGTCTTTCCAAAGTTCATCGTAAATGTTTTCTGGGAGTCTGTCCCCTCTACTCTCATGAACTTTTAAATGATCCACCATCTCTTGAGTTGAGTTAGCGTTAAAAGATACAGAGTCCATCTCTCCTAAACCACAAGCCATACACACAAGTCGATTTGTTCCAGCATGCATAAAAACGTAAGCATCAGACTCAATGAATCTTGAGTAAGCCATTTGTCTCCCTAGTTTAAAGTGTTACCTACCGTGAGAATATTTATTTTAAATTTATTTATCCACGGCAGGTAACTATTACTATCATACAACTTACTCTGGAAATGTTAAAAAACTATCGTCTAATGGCGAGTTGGGGTTCCAAGACTTAAACTGCCTTAAAGAAGATTTAACGGTTTTTGGGCCGCCTCCGTACTTAACCTGTGCAACTACTGGGTAATCAGGGTTAATCGCCCAGCAGGTGGCTCCTTGCCACTTCTTAGGACTGTTTTTACCTAGGACCCAGGTGTTAGTGCCAGTAGTGTTTAGCTTTCCAGATGGTAGAACTCTGGCTATGCGAACTTTAACCCACTTTGGCTTACTTTTGCCAAAAGTTAAATGAACTTGAGTACAGTAAAGACTTCTAGTACCAAATGGTTTCATTTGGCTTTTTCCATCAAACTTTAATGTTGTCCACTTATTTCGAGGAATTTCTTGAGCAGTTGTAGATTTCCAAACATTAGTGTTTTTTGCAACCACTGGGTTTGTAGAAGAAAATAAGAATAATAATATAAACGCAATAAAAACCTTTTTTAACATAAAACAAGTGTAAGTGTTAACATTTTTAGAACAATTTAATAATTTGATTACTTTTATTAATAATTTGTGGATTAAATAAAGTAATTCCTTGAATATAAACAGAATTAGTTGTGGAACTTTGATTTGTGGAAAACTTAAAAAACTAACTAAAATCTAAATAAAATTGTAGATTTTGACATTAGATAAGTTATAATTAAAGCAACTCCCATAAGGAGGTTTTTTTATTTATGGGTCCTTTATTAAGTACGTTTATATCCGCTACGTTTATTGCAACTAGTATTCTACCTACTGAAAAACCAGTTCCTATTATTAATAGCGTTCAAATTCTAGCTACTGCAGACAAATACATTGGAGTTCCATATTGTAGGGGCGGTAGTAGAGGTAAATGTTTTGATTGCTCTGGTTTTACTTCCTTTGTTTATGGAAAGTATGGAGTTGATTTATCAAGGAGTGCGAGTCAACAATATAGAAATGCAGTAATAATTTCTAAAGAAACAGCCGTTCCTGGTGACCTAGTTTTCTTTAAAAATAAAAGCGGTTATGTTTATCATGTCGGGATCTATATAGGAAACGACAAAATTATCCACGCTCCAAGATATGGAAAAAGGGTTCGCGTAGAAACTATATGGGGTCAGAGAGTTGAGTTTGCAAAAGTTGCTTATGTGACTGCAACCTAAAACTAAATTTTTCGGCCTCTCGCTCCGTTATAAAAAGCGGAGGACGATTGGGGTAGGGTTGTGTGTTTTTTGGTTTTTTAGTAGCTAGTGCTGTAGTCCTCAGACCACAAAGTAGTTTTCCTGCTCTCCCAGTTATCTAAGTCTTTAGGGTAGTCAAAATCCTCAGTCCAATCATTTATCTCCACAAAACCACCATTCTTAAATAACTCTTGCCTAGAGCGAGCATTGCCTAGAGTCATATCTTTAAATAGATGCCAACCCCCAGCACTTAGTATTTCAGAGACCGAAACATAAAGCATAAAAATCTTGTGACTAAAAGTAACTGACATGCTGCTACTAAAAGAAATAGCAAAAATCTCTTTATGAGGCTTTCCAGTAATAATGGAACCCTTACGGCGAAGAAAAAACTTCCACTCATCTTTATCAGAAACTATTGTTCTAACTGCATCGTCAGTAAAATAGACATCTCCAAAAACTAAAATGTTTTTAGAGTTTTTCTTGTCTAACCATAAATCATGCGAAGAGATAAACTTAGACATTTCTTTAGGGCTGTCATCAATCTCAGGGGTATAAAGATTTGCCCCGTCAAACTTATATCGGTCATCTGGACCTACAACCCAAACATCAGAAGTGTGTTTAAGAAACTGTTTAACGGTTCTTGCTAAAAGAACTTCTCCCTCTATCTCAACTAAATGTTTAGGCACGCCTCTATAGTTGCCCCACCTTGAACCGCTACCGCCAGCAAGAATTATTACTCTAAGTTCCATTAATTAAGTTTATCAGGGGTTATAGTGTAAGAGTGCCTGATTTGACTTGCAGGCTTATTACCGTTATAATAAACTATAGCTGGAGATATTTAGGACACGTATGGCAAAGAAAAAAATAGAAATAAAGATTCCTGAGCACTGGGTCGTAGAAGAATCAATTCAGGTCAACAATCAAACAGTTGTGCCAGGAACTGAGATATCTGTAAAAGGTGAAAGAGGAAGATTTAAATTCCTTAAAAAAGTAACCACCCCAAACACCTCTTGGGTAGATTGCATTGGTGGAAGAAAAGGTTACGAGGTATACAGATCATTTGAGACATCTAAAATAAAAACCGTTCATCGCAAAAAAACAACACGACCAACTAGAAACAAAAACGCTATATAATAAAAACTTAAAACTTCTGGCCTCTGGCTCCAATAGAGATTAGGAGGAGGAGGCGGGAAAAAGGGGGAGGTTTGTGTTGGGGTGTGTTTTGTTTTGTTTGATTCTAACTTAAACTATATCTAGCCAAGAAATAGAACCAACAACATTTTGAGTTCCACCAAGCGAGCGCACAGCTAAAGTTAGTGTGTCACTTGTTGGAGTCGTTGCATTAGTTCTACCTAACTGAATGTCCCAGCGGAAAATATCTCCCAAAGATACTGACCCAATTGATTGATTGGAAGAACTAAAAAATCCTTGCTCAACTATTGTTCCACCCGTTAAAACAGTCTGAGTAATATTATATTCAACATTACCTGTAGATTCTGTGTGAGGCACCCATGTACCACCAGTTAAGGTTGCATTTTTTATAAGAGCGTATTCATAATCTCCAGCAGATCTTCCAAGTATAGATATAGCATTAGGAACTATTACTGAGTCCGTTCTAGCAGAAGCTAAGCGAATAGAAACTATTGGGTAAAAGTCTCCAGCAACACCAACTTGTGTAGATCTAGATGCAGTCCAATGTTCTGTTTTTCTGGTATATCCTCCATTAGAAATAACAGTGGCGCATATCTGCTTCATTGTAGAAGAGCTTGAAGTTGCTCCAGTGTTCTCAACTTCATAACGTAAAGGTAGAGAGGCTGTTGTTATATAGACAGATGTAGTTTTGTTTGCATGATGAAAAGCATGAACTGGAATAAAATAACCATCTATAGCAAAGCCGCAGCGTACTGAACCTACGCCAAGCCATTCATACTCTGTCCAAAAAATTTGAGCTTTAGATAGATCTAAAACTATGTCTGAAGGTCCATCTCCGTTAAGTTGGTCAATATTCCAATCACTTTGTGCAACTCTTGTATTGACTACTTCGCCACTGATATAACTACGCTTAACTAAATAAACGCTTGTACCATCCTGCTCTAAATAAATTCCGTTTTGTCTAGAAAAATAACCAACTCTTTGTCTCAAGTTTGCTTTAGGTGGAGCCATAACAAAAGTCTGCATAACCTGCAAAGACTTGCCTGGTTGATATGGAAAAGTTTTAAAGGACTCAAGAGTTACCTTGTCACCTGAAGCACTGCCTATTGCTAAAGACAAAGAACTTTCATTTGTAAGATGAGAAACTGTTGCTGTGCCAGAAGTTTCTTTACTAAAATCTCCAGATTCTTTATATCTATGTGAAGAGTCAAATACAGTATAAGGTTCAGATGTTTTAATTCTTCCAAAAAGATCCGTACGAAAGCTAGAAAAACCTTGCTGAGGTACATTAGGAATCTTGCCTTCGTTATTATTATTTGTCATAGTAGAATAAGTTTACAGGTTTTCTCTTTGATGTGTTTTATGTTAAAGACGTTCAGTTTCGTCAATGTATTCAAGGGCAATAAGTTTTAGTTTATCTTCGTGTTCTTTTGCGTGATGTCCACAAAAAACTAACGAACTTCCACTTAAAAGTTTTACTAAAACATAACCTTGTGACCCACAACGATCGCAACGATCAAAAGAATTTAATAAAAACTCTTTAGCTAGTGCAGTGCTCATTTTGAGGCTTTTGCTCTAAGGCTCTTTAGCAACTCAAAATCTTTAACTTTAGTTTCACCCATATAGCCCCAAGCATAGCCAGTAGCAATTAAAGCCTCGTTAACGGACTGCTCTGCACCATCAAGATAAAGCCAACCAAGTACGCGACCATACTTTTCAGTGGAGTCTGGTTTTTCAGTTTTAATAACAATTAAGTTTGCTTGGGATATCAAATCACCGAGTTTTTTCTTAACCTCTAGACCTAATTCTTTTTCTACTTTATCTTTAGTGCGAGATTCAGGTGTGTCAATACCAGCAAGTCTTACACGCTGAGAGTATGAAATGTTAAAGCCTAAATCAATTTCGACATCTATGGTGTCTCCATCAACAATTTTAGTTACTTTTTTTATTCGATATGTATACAAAGTAGTTTTCCTTTAAGCGCCAAATGCTTTAGTAAATCCTTCAGGACAAGTTTTGTTGCATATTAAATCTGCGATTACAGGTGCAAATGCTGCTCCGATTGCGATACCAACACCTGCTGGTGTTGCCCATAATGCTGCTGAATCTAAGCTTTTAGCAAGACAGTTTGAAATTATGTTGTATAACAGAGTGTGGTCAACACTGTTTGCAATCTCTGGTATTAGTAGAAACGCATCTGTTATGACTGTGCTCATTCCCGCTACTACGGTTACCTTTAGTGCCATGTCTGTGGCATAAAGAAGTGGCTGTGCCATAGCAGATAAAGTAGTTGATGTTACAGCACCTTCAGGTTGCGCTGGTGTAAAGAAGGCAACGACTCCTGCAGAAATTGCTGCGGTTACTAGTATGTTGCAAGCGTTTGCATCCACCCAGTTGTACGCATCGATTACGCCTTCTTCTACTACTTGATAACCTTCTTTAAGTCCATTTTCTATTTTGTTTCCAAGATCAATTAGTACTGGCGCAACTACATCATCCCACTCCATAGCCCAAATATCTTCAACTTTATGATTTATTTCAGGGTGGTCGTGAATATACTGTAGTGCTTTATCATTAAGTCCAAATGTTTCACATGCTGAGCCGTCCCAGTCGCCACCTGCCCCATACAATCTTACATAGCCAGGACTACAGTCCGAGCGATGATAAACAAATCCGTCGCCATTTTTGCCAGCCATCTTGTTCTCCCTTATTCTTTATTATGATCAGAAGTAGATTCTACTCCTGCTGCAGAAGTGCCATTAAGCATAAAACCTGAAATAACACCAACAAGAAAAGAAATTGTTGTTGAAAGAAGACCAAAGAACGCTTTATCATTTTCGGACTGGACTTCACCTAACGGCTGAGTCACAAAAGTCACGGCGTAGATAATTGCCAATGTTGAGAGAAAAACTGTAAAAGCCAACATAACGCCAACAGAAAATCTTAAGCGAGCGTTTAGTTCTTCTGTAGTGTATCTGTTTCTTTTACTTCTTTTAGGCATATTAATTTTCATCTTCAACCTCTTCTACTAAAATGGTGTCTTCTTCTGTTTCATCTAAACCTTCAAATATCAATCTCGTTCCCTCAAGAACCTGATCTGGACACCCGCCCCAAGCATCGCAATGAGGAGACTGACACTGCTCTTCTTCCCATTTGTTAGGGTCTTGACATGGGTATCTGTAGGATTCTTCAAAGTTGTATTTCCCGCAAGCAGTTAATGCAACACACGCTAATAGCAGCCCAAGGGATTTAACAAGTTTCGACATAAGATAATTTTACTTTAGATATCAACTACTGAGGAGGTTTTGCATGTACTGGGGAGATTATGTAGCTATAGGGATATTGTTGTTTGTGTCTGGATTTATATTTGGATGGGTATCATATAGTAGAGCCGAGTTAAAGGATAAATAAAAGTGAGAGTTGTGGAACTATTTTGGTTTTTATTCGGTCTTGGGGTAGGGCTTCTCTTGGACTTTTTTCTAGTTTTGCATATGCTTAAACCTATAAAGAGACAGATAAATAAATTAGAAAGCTCAATACCGCGTTATGTTAAATTAGAAAGTTATAACAACAAATTTAAGGAAGATTAGAATTAATAAACAGAAGCCTCGTTGGTCTAGCGGTTAGGACGTCTCCCTCTCACGGAGAAGATCGTCGGTTCGAATCCGATACGAGGTACACGCCTCCTTAGCTCAGTGGTAGAGCACCCGCCTTGTAAGCGGGCGGTCATCCGTTCAAATCGGATAGGGGGCTCTAGTAAGTTAATTTGCTTGGTAGGGCGGCACACAAATGTTATGCCACTCTCTTGCTTGATTAACATTGTCAAAAAACTCTACATCTTCTATATAAACTGACTCTGCCCAGTCTTTCCATTTAGGTGCGCAATTAACATAATTAAATTTAAATAAACCAAAAGGTGTTCCATAAGCGTGAGCCGCTATTGCAACATGTAGAGAGCCAGTTAAAACAAATCTTGCTCCAGATATTAATTTAGTGAGGTCAACAATATCTTCCTCGCTAGCTACAGCAGTAGTGTAGAAAGAATCTGCTCCATGATCTAAGGGGTCGTAGTCCTCTATGTATGGATCTAGTATGTGAGGAATAAAAAGTATTTGGGCATTTAAGTCTCCCTTTGGAATAAATTTAGGTAAGTTGTATCCAGGGTCAGGACTAACTGGAACTTCAATCCCATAACTTGCTAAAACGTCTTGAGTCTTTGGACCTCTAACAGATACAAATTTTGATTGTTCTAGGAGGAAAGAATCTAATTCTTCTCCACGCCATCCGCAATTAACAAAAATTGGAGTAAAGCCTGACTCTAATATTTCAATCATAACTTCATTACAAATAGTGCTACCTAGTACCGAATAGCAATTTTTGTCGTCTTGATAGAAACCCTCTAACTCTTCTTTAGATAGTAAGACATCTATTAGAGCATCCCCATAGTTTCTAATAGAATCATGCTTATTTAGAGGGTTGTCTGTAATAGGTTCTTTATCTGGTAGCCACTCATAAATCATTGCTTTAACTTATCAAAGAAAAATAACCCTTATAAGTTAATACACGCTATGGGTGTGTCTTACAGAATCACAAACAAGATTTGATACTATTTTTCTATGGCTGCATACCACTATCACCTGTTACTTAACGGGTACGCAAATAAACCACCTACAAGCGTGGAAGAAACTGAAGCATGGGTTTATCAATTAGTAGACAAAATTGGTATGAAAGTTGCTATTGATCCACGCGCTGCATATGTTGAAAAAGAAGGAAACAGAGGTATGACAGCAGTAGTAGGAATAGAAACGTCTCACATTGCTATGCATGTTTGGGACGAAACTGACCCTTCATTTGTCCAGTTCGATTTATACACCTGCTCAACTTTAGACATAGATGTAGTTATTGAAGAATTAGAAAAATTCTTAGATCTTTATGAATACCAAACTTGGATCTTAGATAGAAGTCAAGGGTTTAAACATATAGAAGCCAAAGAAACTTTAGGGCAACAAAACCTTTAAATCAGGGGATATGCCCCAATTTGACATATTAAATACTAGTAGTATATGCTGTATCTATGATACAAAATGAAACGACGAAATTGGTTCCAAAATCAAGAGTGGGTAAGCCAAAGATGAATAATCAGGAGCTACCTCTAGAAGTCATAGAAAAATTACAATCTATAGACAAACGCACTCCTGTGGGCAAAGAGACTAGAAAAGCATATATGAAAAAACTGCACTCTCTTAATTGGACTTTAACTGCTATAGCAAGAGGTGCTGGTCTATCTAGAGAAAGAGTTCGTCAACTTATTGAAGAAAATAAAAGTTATGACTTTTCATTAGTAGAAGACTTTCCTGCACCACGAGTTGATGTATGGGTTGCTAGTGCTAAAAAAGAGATAGTTCTTCCAGACGAAGAAATACTAAAAAGACTTTTAGAACTAAAAGCTTATGCTGCAAGAGTTAGAAGCCATAGTCCAAGGTATCGTGAAGAAGCCGAGGAATACACAAAACTTATTAACGAGTGCGTAGAAAACGGTGTAACTCTATACAGACTAAGTAAACTACTTGATGTTACTCATGGCGCATTATTGTTTAGATTAGTTAGATACGGTTATAAAGAAACTACTGGAACTTCTAAATCTCTTACAAAAGTATTAGACAAAAACAGAAAGCAAGTTTAAAGTCTTTTACCAATCCATTCAGCGATGTTGACGGTCACTGCATTTCCTATTTGTTTATAGCGATCTGCAGTTGACTGTCCATCAGTCCAGTTATCTGGAAAACCCTGTAATCTCTCACACTCTACTGGCGTAAGTTTTCTAACAAACAATTCATCATCTAAAAGAAGTGGGACATTGTTTCCACCAGTGCCATATCTGGCAGTTATTGTTGGTGCAATGTCTTTATAAACTCTAGGATCTCCAACCCTATTACCTTCATAAAGAGTAGACATTAAAGTCTTTTACCAATCCATTCAATAACATTTACAGTTACTGCGTTACCCATTTGCTTATATCTATTTGAGTCCGCTTGACCTGAAGTCCAATCATCTGGAAAACCTTGAAGTCTTTCACATTCGATAGGTGTAAGACGACGAACAGTTGAATTTTTAATTACTGCTGGAAATCTATTTTTCTCTGGCATTGTTTGTCCTTTTGCAAGAACTGCGTCTAGTGTTTGAGAAGTTTGACCACCGTTCCACCAAGTGCCATCTGTTTGAGCCTCTGCAACGAAGTCACCTGAATCTGTTCCTGTGCGAAGAGATCTATAAACTTCTTGCTCTAACTTTTGATTGTAAGCATCATAAGAGATTGCAACCCCATGTGGACCAACAGTGTCTACTGTATACATCGGGCCATCAATTTCTCCATAGCCTTTACCTTGAGGACCTGAAGTATCTGCTCTTCCAATAGTTGTTGATTGAATTGCAATTGATTGAGCTCCAGTTGAATCCAAAGTATAAGAAGGTTGTCCAGCAGTTTGTGCAACACCTAAACCATTTTGATTCTTCTGCATCTCTCTACCATCTTGAATTGGATAAACATCTGTAAGTAAAACAGTTGCACGAGCCTCGCCACTATTATCAAAAACATTTAATGTTGGAGAAACTAATTGTTCTGCCCAAACTTCTGGTGGAAGATTACCATTTTCGTCTCTAGCACCAGAGCGAATAGTTTTTATGAAAGTGCTGACTTCTCGATGATCTTCTTCAGAGCGTTCTCCAGAACTTCTGGTAACGGTTTCCCGCGACCCGTTGCTCGACGAATAATTCCCTCCGCTGCTTTCGCGCTCAGTGAGTACTTCTCGGAAGCGTTTGGTTCCAAGATTTGCGACAACAAAGACTCTCCTGCGTCGTTGCGGGACTCCGAAGAACTGCGAATTAAGGACACGCCATTCGATGTTGCTATACCCTGCGTCGGCCAAACTAGAGAGGACGACTCCGAAATCGCGTCCGTTGTTGCTTGATAAAAGTCCTGGGACATTTTCCAAGATGATAGTTTCTGCTTTGACATGCGTCGCGAAAGAGAGAGCGTCAAAGAAGAGTCCTGTTCGCTTACCAGCGAGTCCAGCCCGTTTTCCTGCAACGCTAACATCTTGACACGGGAATCCTCCAACGACAAGGTCGACTTGTCCAACGAGTCCGATTTCATCTGCCCACTCCTTTGCTGTAACAACATCATTATGTTTTGGCACATCTGGCCAATGATTTTCTAAAACTGATAAACACTTTTTATCTATTTCAACTTGACCTACGCAAGTGTGACCTGCTCGTTCTAGACCCAAATCAAAGCCACCAACACCTGCAAAGAGGCTTACAAATTTAATAGATTTTCCCATAGGAAACAGCTTACCAAAATAAAGCTGCTAATTCAATGCTAAAACGCTTTTAACCACTTAACAATATCTTCTAACTCTAATTCGTTAGATTCTTCCTCGCCAACTAAATTCTGTAGACGAACCAACTTATCAGACAACTCTTGCTTATTTAGCCCAGTATGGTACATTAAATACTCTTCCATTTTAATTAATGCCTCGTGAAGAGCATTTATTGAAACCACACTGAAACCAGAATTATGCATGGCATCTTGCAAAATAGAGTCTTCTTCAGGACTAATGTTTTCCATGCCTAAAGTATAAACCCATAAACACTTGTTAAAAGGAATGTATAATTAAAAGACAAGGAGATATGTATATATGAAATGCGATAGATGTGTGTGGCACGAAATGCCTAATAACACTGTTCGTTTAGTCAAACATGTGGAGCAATGCTCTGCCTGTTCAGATTACGATGTAGTTGCTGTATGGAGAGATGCCGAACTCGTTGTAACTAAAGAAGCTCTAGAAACAGACATTGTATTAGAAGAGATTGTTTTTAAAAAATACAAAAAACCTGAAGTATATGTGCAGACAGATGAAAGAATTGATTCTGGAGAAGTAGCGGTTGAAGAAGAGGAAGTAGTAGAAGAAGAAGTATAAGTACTAATTAATAACGTACTGCTTCTAAACTATCTAAAACCTTTTCTTTAGAAATTGTTATTAAAAACGCTGCTATATCTTGTACACCAAAACTTATAATAAAATTACCTTTATGCTCAACTAATCCTGACGCAAACTCAACGCCAGACTTTCTAAACTGAAAATGATCTGAGATACCAATAATCTTACCTTTTTCATCAAAACGAACAAAGCAATGAGTGTAGTTTCTTATAAAAGCATTAACGGTGCCAAAAGAATTATTCTCTTGAACCGTTGTGTGTCTACCTATAGTTCTATGCATAATTCCTAAATAAGTTGAATCCTTTAAACTTATAAGATTAGTGTTACCTCTTAAAGCATGAAGATCACTATTGTCACTCATTAGTGTAGTTAGCACACCATTTTTAACGGTGGCATTAGGACCATAAATAAAATCAAAATTGGGGTTATTGTCTGGAGGAAGCATCCAGTTCTTTTCTGGTCTCTTTACTTCTATGCCAGGAAACTTCTCCATGTGAACTACTTTTTCTGCTTTTGCATCAAGTCTACAAATTGCCATTCTTGCAACTTCACAGAGTTCTTTCTCCATCATCACACAAGTAAAATGCCAAGCATTATCTCTCCAAAAAAGTTTTGGATCTTCCATACCTCTATCAAGTTTTATATTAAGTTTAGAAAAATCTATTTGACGAAGATTTTTTAATTCAAAGTCTTTATCCAACTCAGCAAAATATACTTTATTTTTTATCAGACCAGAGGAATGGCTAACCGTATAAGCACCATTTGGTGCAATGTAATAATTACTTGACCTTATTGCTACTGCATAACCCTTCTTAGGTGAGTGACCAATTGAAGGATTTGTTGCAGACCAATGGGTATCTTTAGGATCTACATATCTAGCAAGTTCTTTGCATGCTGCATCAAAAGGTGGATTTGTTAATTTTGCATAGTCATAGAGACTTACTACTGGACTAGGCATCGTAAACTCCTTTAGGATATCTATCTACTACTTCAGATATTTTTCTTGAAACACCAAAAATATTATCTCCCACATGATCCATTCTATAGCCAATGGCTTTCAATTTATTTACATCATGAAAAACAGGATCTTCAAAAGTATTCTCTGTCCAAGCTTTTCCATCAAAACCTGCACTTTTTAAAAGACTAACTAAAGAATGAATACTGTACTCGTAATTATGCCTATGATATGCAGGTGGCACTTGGTAGTGCATATAAAAGTATGGCTCTATGCCATTAAGCATTTTTGTAATAGATAAAGAACTAACAGCATTAGGAGTAGTAGTAATTAGAGTTCCTTTAGGTTTTATAACTCTATTAATCTCAGAAAGCATGGCCATAGGATCTATCTCCATATGTTCAAGAACTTCACAACAAATTACATAATCAAAAGTGTCTGGCTTTTCTTTAATTAAATGCTTTTCTAAATCTAATTGGTATGTAGTGGCCTCTACCTGTTTTCCACCAAACTCAAAAGTTTTCTTAACTACAGAACTCTTCTTCTCATCTAACTCTGTAACATAAACTTCTAAATCAGGAGCGAACTCTTTTAAAACTATTGGAACTAAACCACTAGTTGCAACCTCTAAAAGTTTTCCTTTAGGTTCCTGATCAAGTAAAACTTGAATAGTTCTAAGAAATCTTCTTTCATGAGTTTTATGATAGCTATCATCTTTAGGTATAAGTTTACTTACAAAACTAGCAAGTTTAGGGTTTATGTCTTTATAAGTATCTTTTATCATTAGTTTGGTCGCAGTTAACTACTACTTACTACACCCTCTCGCTTCTCTGCTCTTATCCTCAGTTTTTCTGGTGAGTATCCTCCAACAGTTCTACCTGTTGCCTTACCTCTTCCAGAAACTGCTGGAGCAGTGCGTGGATTCTGTTTTCTTGCTTTAGTGCGACCACTACTTTGAACAGGTTCGCTAAAACCTTTACCTTTTTTCTGTTTTCCCATAGCAAAAGAATACTAAATAAAATAAGCGACTATATGTAGAAACGCTTAACCTCTAGAGGAATAAAAACCAGAACCCTTAAAAAGCACTGGATTACTTGTAAAAACTCTTTTAAGAGGTTTACTACATACTGGACACAGTGTTTTAATCTGCTCTGAGCCCATTGGACGCTCCTCTAAATAAGAGTGCCCGTCTTCACATTGATATTCGTATGTAGCCAAAATCTACTCACTATTTTGAGTTATCTGCAATAAGACGGATTTCGCAAGCGTCTGTAGTGCAGTAAGCCTCACCGATAGCGTCAGAAGCCATTCCAGCATAAACACCAGAGAAGTCGATAGGGAACAACTTCATAGTTGCATCTACATACTCTTCTTCAGTCATTTGTGTATATGGCATTTGAGGATAAGTAAAGTTTCCTGATGGTAAGAAACTTACAGTTTTTAGTTGTCCGTCATACATATGAAGGACAGTTCCAACATGCTCTTTCTCTGTTTCAGGATTAAACGAAATAGTTACAGAGACAGAGTTATCTGACCAGTAGCGTTGTGCAGTTGCTGCAAGCGCCATCTTTTCAAAAATAGTTACATCTTTTTCTGCACGCTCTGCATCTGATTTGATAGGAAAGAAAACAACAGAAGTTGTGTCAGGTGATTCTGAAGCTGGTTCAACTCTATAGTTTGCCATTTTAAAAAGTGGAAGCATTGCATCAGAGTTAGCAAAACGAATTGCTCTTAAGAAATACTTTCCACCTGGAGTCCAGTGAACTCCTGGGCTTTCACCTGCAAGAATTGAAACGGTGCCAGAAGGCTTAACGGTTGTAGTTTTGATTGACTCACGAATACCAAGCCACTCTGAATAAGTTGTGTCGTAGTTCTTAATATTTTTATAACCTTCATCCATCCAATCACGCAAAATTGGTAAACCAACTTTGTCAGCAAAATTTGCAACACCTGACATAGAAGTACCAATACGACGATTACGTTGCATGATTGCGTTTGTCTCTTCCCAGTGAGTTGGAAGAAGAGTTACAGTCTTTGCATAAAGATAAGCGAACTTTAGTGTGCGCTTGTAATCTTCTAAAGACTCATGACGATTTAGATAAGTTTCAACAAGAGTACACATTTCATATGACTCAAGTGATTGTTCAGCGCAAGGGTTGTAACCTGCAATGCGATGATCTTTATTATTAATTGGATCTGCAAGACGGCCATACTTTTTAGAGACATCCATCCAAATAACGCCAGGTTCACCATTGCGAGCGATACCATCAACAATTTTTGATAAGTCTTGACCAACGCTAACTGCAACTGAGTTATTACTCATCCAACCCCAGCCAGGAGCTTTTGGATCGTAAGAATTACGCTCTGGAAAAATATCAGCATTTTTTAGATTTAAAAACTCATCGTCATCAATAGAGCCAATAAGAAGTTCAGCACTACGACGTACGTTGCCAGATACAACACAAACACCAATTAAGTTTCCAATATCTGCAATATCTCTTTTTGTTAACTTCTCTCCAGCACGATTGTTAAACAAATTATGTATGTAGTTATGTAGTCTTTCTAGAGGTTCGTGACCTGCAGCAGTTCCACCGAAAGTTGAAATAGGTGCGCCAGCAGGACGGATTAGAGAGTAATCAAACTCTAAGCAATTCTGTTCAGGCTTTAAATAAGAATTAACAAGCATGGTTAGAGAGTCAACCCAACCCTCGCGAGTGTCAGGAATTTCAAACTTTACGCACTCTTCAGATTTTGGTTTGTAAATTGTAAAATCTTTTTCAGCACCTTTATCATCAAAGCCAACACCAACGCCAAGCATTGATGCTTCCATTAAAAATCCAAAAGGTTTTGCTGGATCGTTCTTTGTCATTTCTAAAGTAGAAACAAAAGCACAGTTTTGTAGTGCTGCTGAGTTTCTTTGCTCATTAACAATTGGAGTTCCCATAACCCAAAGTCCACGTCCTGGTGGAGTCCACTTCAAATTGAATAAACGATCAAATGCTTCTTTAGCAGATGCTTGACCGCGAGTATCGTTCCAAGGTAAACGGTTAGTTTTGCAATGATCTTTTTGTAATGAATACATGCCATTAATAACACGCTCACAAACATCAACCCAAGTCTCTTTAGTTCCATCCTCTTTAAGTCGAGAGTAAGTACGAAGAAAAGTAATCTCTCCAACAGAGTTATCAGCAGCGTCTCTATAACCAAAAGGTGATTTTTTACTTCTGTATCCTGATACAAAGTCCTCTGACAACTTAAAAGACAATACTAATGACAATTTCTTCTCCATCTACTTGTAAACAAAAACAAACACTATGTTAGTGGTTGATTGATATTTCTTGGGGTTACCCTCTTGGGAATATTAAGTATACAAGTTATTCGAAAAGATTAATTTGATTCGGATAAACTTCATCTTTAACTTTGACACCTAGAACAACACTAATAGCTGCTTTAACGCCTGCACAAAAATGTTCTGGTTGTTCTGAAAACTCTGCTGCTTTTAAAAGATTCTCTAACTTAGTAGCAAGAGAGTGTCTTACCTCTGCCTCTACTAAACTTCTAGTTGCGTCCCAGTGAGACCAATCAACGCCAACGTAAGCAGAATTATCGTAACTCATAGTAAGTCTCCAATATCTTTAATAGGGATGTCGCATTGAGAAGCAACCTCAACCTCAAGTTTAGCCCCAAGAGAGTCTTGCCACCCTGGTAACAGGGCTACTATTTCGCAGTCGAGAAGGGCTCTTATATCTTCTCTCATAAAATCTGCTCTAGGTTTTGAACTATCCCCATCGAAAAGTTCAGACGGATCAAAAACTTTAAAACCTTTATCTCTTAATAACTTTGCTGCTTGCCTAAAAGCAGGGTAATTAAAATCTTCTATTCCAGTCATGGGACCAGACAGATAAACACTTTTCAATCTCTAACTCCAAACAAAGACTTAAATATATCTAAACAGGTAGGACAAACTGGATATTTATCAGGGTCTCTAGAGGGAACCCAAATTTTCCCACAAAGAGCCACTACTGGAGTGCCTTCAATTAGAGCTTTGGTTGCCTCTTCTTTTTCAACGTAGTGAGAGAATCTTTCATGATCTCCGTTGTCGTTAGTAACGCCAGACGTTTCTAATTCTTCAATTAGAAGATTTTTCATTGCACTCATATTTAAAATTACTTTTCTATCAATCTTTTAATAAATTTTTTAAACTTCTTCTTTTTGTAGTATTTTTTTGCAATTTTTACAGATGTCAGGCAGTCTTCGTAAACTAATCGATATTGGCTATCCTCGTTATAGAAATCCCACTCTAAGGGGTTCCGTTTCTTACTTAAATTTCTTTGCTTCAAAACTGCTTCAGTTGCCTTGTGTGCCAGTTTTTTACTCTTCATTTGAATCCCTAGTCCTTTGCGTCGATAAAACTATACCTCTAAGAACGGGTAAATAGGCTATAAACAATGAAAATACCTAAAATAACTAAACACCCTAGAAGCACCCAACCGTCTCCCGTAGAGCCTCTATTTATGTAATATCTGCTCTCTTCATAGAGTTCATAGTCCTCTTGACCTAAAGGCGTGTATGGGCTTTCTGGACCCTTTAAGCCTGTTTTCTCATGCTTTGGCTTAGAAACACGTCTGCCCATAAAGCCTCATCCTTTCCATAAGTAGGTAGAGAGTACCACCTAAAGGGGCTATTTTCAGCTATTTTGTATTATATAGCATGTCGTTTTTAAATGCAAAAAGGGGCCTACTTTCCTGCATTTTTGTCTATAATAAAGGGGGTTTTCTATTATAGATGAAAAAGGGTCAAAAACAACAAAAAACTCTAAGTTTGTGAATAGTATACTTTTTTGCCTTTTAGGTGGTATACTATCCAAAAAGTAACTAGTTATATCTAAAATAGTAAAATAGTATAACTATTAAACTATCCATCTAACATCAATAAAACTAAAGTTACTCGTATTCATAGAGACTTTATCTCCACGCCTATAGTAAAGTATAGTTAGAATTGATGTTAGATGGTTGGTTTATTTTAGTTAATTTAGGTGTTATAGTTGCATATTTTTTTATAGTGTGTATAGTGTTAGTGTATTGATGGATATAGGGGTAGTTGCGTATGGTTTTAGGTGCGTGCTATCGTCTTAGCCAAAGACAAAGAGATGAGGTAAGAAAATGCAATACAAAGAAAATTGGTTTCCAATTGGATTACTTTTAGTTGTTATATCAATGTCAATGGAATCTTGGGGTAAATATGTTGTAGGAACTTTTGCAGCATTATTTATTTTAGCTTCTTTTGGATCATCAACTAACAAAGAAAAAAATGACTACAAGAGATACTACAAACCTTGAGCAAAGTAGATGAAGCCATAGATGCCAGAGGAATACCAACGGCTGTATGTCCTCTTTGTGGAAGTGATTGGTTCTATGTTCCAGTTAAGTTTAACCTAGAAACACACAAAATCTCTGCATGGGGAACTGATGGATACTGCTACTCATGCTCTAGCAAAGTTACTGTTGTAACTCCTGTAGATGGTGAGGTACTACTTGATGAAGATGAAGACGATAACAATGAGTAAAAAGAAACTAGAAGTTATCAAAGGTGGTAATCAAGAACTGGATATAGAAATACCAGAACTAGACAAAAGAGTAGAGATTGCTTCAACGGCTCTACTTAAATACTGGTTCCCTAAAAGGGTTCCAGAAGATATTGAAAAGTGGGCAGAAATTGCTTACAACGATGCTTCAGCAGTAATTAAAGCCCTAGAAAAGAAAGGCTACCTTAAATGACCTTAAGAGAATATTTCCTAATAGGTGCTGTTACCTTTGCGTCTAGTTTTCTAGCAATCTTTAGTTTCTCACTTATGTCGTTTTTTCATAAAAGAAAAATAGCACTGAGAATGATAGATGACCTAAAAAGCGAAATAGAGACAGAAATGAAATTTAGAGACATAGTTAAAAGTAATTTTAAATCGGAAGGAGTAGACGATGAGTAATGAAGAAGAGTTACAAAACTCTGCCTTATCTGCTTTAGGTCTTACCTCTGAACAAGTAACCAACGTAGATAGACAGTTAAGAGATAGACCAGAAGCAAGAGATCCAAGAGTCTGTATCTGTGGACACTCTTTCTCTAGACATTACATGGCTGGAGGTGTCTCCATATGCAAACCATCAAAAATGAAATGCAAATGTACATATCCAATGTATGTCCTAGAAACTAACGACACTAGAGCATTCCTAAGAAAGACTAGTGGGTCTGGAGCGTTCCATGCACTATCTCGAGGAATTGCTGCAACGGAGAATCATGGAAAGAAAATTAAGTGGCTAATTCCAGTTCCAATTGAGTGCTTCGAATGTGGTTCAACGACAGGGGTCACAATTACTCCCGTGTCTGAAAACAAAATCCCAATTGAAGTAGAAAGTTCTAGAAACGCGTTTTTGTGTATCTCATGCAGAAATCAGAAAAAGACAGCTCCTTTGGAAGAGGTCTAAATGAAGCACACCAAAACCACTACTGCTGGAAGAATATATCTTCTACTAGAGCCAGTCATATCTAAAGAAGATAAAGACTTCGATGAAATAATTGACGCCATCAACACTGGTCTGACAGAGTGGAGAGACGCAATAGCAGAAGAGTTACATAAGAAAGCAACAACCTGGGAAACTAAAATGGACGACGGAGACACCACTCTGTACTCATTAGGACTTAGACATGCTGTTGACTTAGTATTGAATTATGACCCAACAATCGAACAGGAAGAAGTAAAGAAATCATGACAACAGGAATAAACCAAAAATCTGGACTAAAGTTCTACACTGTTAAGGAAGTTGCCAGTCATATGAGAGTTTCAAAAATGACTGTCTACAGATTGCTAAACTCCAACGAACTGCCTAGCGTCAGGGTTGGTAACAGTTTTCGAGTGCCAGAAGTAGCAGTAGAAAACTACATAAAGAAAAACACAACGGTGGAGTTCTAAATGGAAGATATATTCTTTGAAAGCTCAACCCAACTAGAGGATGAAGTGACCTTTGACTTCTTCATTCAAGATGGGTGGGGAGGTCTTTACATAAAAGATTTACTAGGTTTGGATTTCAATGTAGCCAACACACTACTTCTAGTAGCAGGGCTATGGGTACTTATAAGATCCTACAAAGTTATTAAAAAGTACGCACTAAAAAAGTCTTTAACTAAACAATGGGGAAGACTTAGCGACCATTTTTAACAAGGTCAAAAGCACTTTTTAGGGCATCAAATATTATTTTTTGGTGCCCTTTTTTCTATTATATAAGTTTTACATTTTCCCCCATAAAACCCCACATTTTTCCACTTGTTGTTTATAAAAGAGGCAAAAATTAGGTGCGTTCTCTCTCCATTTTCCCAAAAATTCTTTTCTAGAAAGCGGCTTACTATGGATATAACGGACACAACCGAAAAAACAAGGAGAAATAAAAACATGTTCGAAGTTGATTTCCTAAAGGCCACTGCCGAGAGAGCAATCAAAACTTTCGTCCAAACCCTACTTGCATTAGTGGGTACAGACGCAGCAGGTATCTTGTCAGTTGACCTAAACGCTTCACTTCAGGTAGCAGCCTCTGCTGCTTTCATCTCAGTACTAACCTCATTTGGATCTTCCTCATTTGGTAGTACAGGACCATCTTTGGCTGGTGAAACCACAAAGCAAATCGTGGTTAAGGCAGCAGCTAAGAAGAAATAATTAACTAAAGAGCCGAGGCTCCTTTAATATTTTTTAGGGGAGTCTTGGCTTTTTTGATAGGAAAGAAAAACCCTCAATGAGCAACGAATTAGAGTTCCTGGGCCCAGACCCAGAAGAAATTGACCCAACGGACTCAATCCCTAGACACGATGACCCAATGGATTTGCGCCCCGATCTTTCGCGCATCGGCATCGTTGAGATAGAAAAGGGTGTGTGTGAGGATACCTACGAAAACCGTCAACTCCTACGCCGAAACGAATTTAACTGGGACGCTGTCTATGACAACTCTGGCCGCCCAACTGGGCTAATCGCGGCTCGCTCTATTGAGTCGTCCCGTGAACGCCGTCTACTTTCACTTGCCGAAAAGAAACCTCTTCTTTCCGACCCCAACAACACAAACTCAGATTTCATTACGGGCGTCGACCTTATGGCAGATGACGCCGCCTACAAACTTTGCCCACCTTGGGTTGTCGGTGCTACTCGCGCCTACATAAAGGAACAAGAGCAAGGCGGCCCGAAGTCTTCAAAGCGGGCACCTCTTGGGCTACCTGCTCGGTGCCGCATTGTGAAACCAGACGGCATCCGATGCCAGCTTTGGTTTAGTGGTCGTATTAAGGATGACGGTCTCTGCCGTATCCATCTAAAAACAATTCGCCGTCCTGGAGCTGACGTTGAACGGGCAAGACTCAAACTTGTTCAGGCTGCCCCATACGCTGTGGACAAACTTGAACAACTTATGGAAACGGCAATCTCAGAACCCGTCGCCCTTAAAGCGGCAACAGAGATTCTGGATCGCGCTGGAGTTCGAGGAGGCGTGGAGTTAGATGTCGGTATTGATGTCCAAGACTCACGGCCAGCCCATGTGATTGTTGCCGAAAGACTTCAACGGCTTGCCGAAGGAGCAACCATGATTGCTGGAGTTTTGGGGGATCAACACAGAGTTATTGACGCCGAGATTGTTGTTACTGAAGATTCTGAATCAACCGATGAAGAGAAAGATAAGAAGGACTGAACAGCTTATGAACAACTTAGATGACGGCACGGGAAGTAACAACTCTTCTTTGTACCTGGTAGATCTGGCAAGAGAGCTTGCTGAAGAACTTCAATCGGATATCAGACTAGCCACCCACCGTGAAGAACATGTTCGAGTAACGGCTAGGGCTAACAAGGCTTTAGAGTTATACGGTTATGTATTAGGAGAATCTGAAAACAAGTAGTTTATATATTAGACAGTTGTTATCAACAGTCTAATTAATAAACTACCATTTGTCAAATCGGAGAAACGGCATGGGACTTAAAGACGGAAACTGTACAAAGGAAACGGACTACGACCCTTACCAGTACGAAGATGTCCTAGATTCTATCTTTGGCCATAAAAATATTTTTTAGGGGAAAAACGGCCTGCGCCTTCGCAGGAACTAATAACTTCCCTTTCCTAGCTATATAGCCCCTCCCAGGTGCACGGTTCATTATAAAGAAAAACCGTACAGACTTAAAACTAAGGGTGTATGGAAAGCGGCCTGCCCATGTACACATTTATAACGGATTCAATAGGGAAGTGTAGTTTGCATAAGGTGTAGCTTATGTGGGGCGGCTGGGGCTCGAACCCAGGACCGACGGATTATGAGTCCGTAGCTCTAACCAACTGAGCTACCGCCCCTAGAAGAACCAGTCTATTGGATTTTATGAAAAAGCGGCCTGCGAACAGGGAAGTTATTTTTTAGGGGAACGGATCGTGTTTCACATTATGCAACAACGGGAACCTTTAATATTTTTTAGGGGAACGGAGCTAAGCGGCCTGGGAAAGAACGGCGTGCGCGTAAGCGAGCCCTATATTTTTTAGGGGAACGGATCCGAGCTGATCCATCCACGGGAACTAATAACTTTTTAAAACTAGAAGACGGATCGAAAAATGCAAGTAAACCAGGGATTGGATCCAATCGCAGGAAGTAATAACTTTTTAATTAGAGCTATATACCAGCTGACCTGGATGGATCGGATCTAAATAATTAAATAAATACTTGACTTTTACTTGACGGATTGGGTAGGATAACTTTACTCACCAGGGTTCGTAAAGCTTTTTCTGCAGGTAGAACTCGCAGTTGTTTTTTAAATTGATTAACTTCCCAGGTATCGCGCAGTCCCGCCTACCATCCCCCGATTTGACATAAATTTACTAACATGTTATCTTTGTTATAGAAAAGAGGAAATATGAGTTTTAAAGTACTTACAGAAACAGATGCAACAAACGGCACGTCAATGAAGGGTT